AGGTTAATGGCGGATTAACCTTTCACCCATGAGGTTAAAAAGTAATGGGTCAGAAGTTGGGTTAGTACTCTCACACTTACATAGAGAGGAGGTTGTCCCCAATACTACTAAAAATTGCTACTATATAAATTAGATTGCATGAGCACATCCACCTGAGAAAAGGCACAGGGAATCATGCTATAGGGGTATAATCAAGAACGGGTCTAATGAAGTTAGTAGTTAAAAGGAGATTAGAAATAACTCTTATGAAGCCATAACAAAGCTTCAGGGACATTACTATATACAAGAATGAAGAAGATAGGTAATTACATTAAGGATTCTATTAAATGGTTATGGCAGTTTCCACAGAATATACTTGCTTTATGTATAGAGGGTGTATTGTGCCAAGTTGCATATAGAGAAGGTAAGGCAGATGGTAATACTATTATAGTGAATAATACTCTACCTTCAGCCATGTCTTTAGGAGATTATCTCTTTGTGAATCCTATGTCATCACAAAAATCTATTCAACATGAATGTGGTCATAGTAAGCAATCTGATATATTAGGTCCACTATATTTGATAGTAATAGGAATCCCATCACTACTACATAACATAGTACATTATCTGTGTAGTAAGATAGGAATTAAATAGAACTACTACAGTTTTTATACTGAATCTTAGGCTAACAAGTTAGTAGGAATTACTTGAAAGAATATAGATAAGATCTAAAATCAAGCTTAACTTTACTCCTTCAAGACAAGAAAATGATACTTGAATTGAAAGTAATTGGAGAAAAGCTTGTACAATTCAAATATTTTGCTTACCTTTGCAGTGCAATTAAGGAAAATTGGTTTTAGGAAATTTCCATATAAGGAATGTTATTTTAACCAGTTGTTTAAGGTAACATTCTTTTTTTTTATTGCCCCATAGTATAGTTGGTTATTACACGGGATTTTGGCTCCTGTAACATAAGTTCGAGTCTTATTGGGGTAACAAATAATAGAGAAGATGCCCTCTTAGTACAATGGACAGTACATGAGTCTTCTAAACTTAGAATATAGGTTCGATTCCTATAGGGGGTACTAAATGTTGGGTTAGAATAGGTGGTCAGTTCACCAGACTTTCAATCTGGAGAAAGGAGTTCAAATCTCCTACCCAATACAAATAAATGGAGCTATCTACTAAGGGTTAGGTAACTGCCCTCTCAAGGCAGAAATTTGGGTTCAAATCCCAATAGCTCTACAACTTAGGATGTGTAGCATAGTGGTTAATGTGCCTGACTGTCAATCAGGAGATTGGGGTTCAATTCCCCCACATCCTGCTAATCCACCTTTAATCTACTAAAGTCCTATCCTACAGAGGTAGGTAGGCAAATGGAGGATTAAGCCTAATTGGTAAGGCAGTAGTCTTGAAAACTACCAGTAATCATGTAAAAGTGATGTGTCAGTTCGAGTCTGACATCCTCCTTTATGGATGCTATGATAAGTATAAGGTATAAAAGTTCTTTGACATATTGGTGAAGGAAAATGGAGAGTAAACCTAAGAGATCTTAGGGACTGTCTGCTAAACAGATTGTACCAGCAATGGTATGTGTTTCAAGTACACTGCTCTCCGCTAAATATAGATGTAGCCTAATGGGTAAGGCACTACATTTGGGATGTAGAAAATGTAGGTTCGAGTCCTATCATCTATACTATTCTGCAACCACATTAGAGAGGAGTGGAATCAACTATACTGCACTTTATAGTGTGGTATGAGATTGAGTAAAGAATGCAAAGCCACGATGGACCATGGTAGTGAATAGTTTATGCAAGAACACTTTATTGTAAAGGTTTTGAATGGATGCATACATTCTTAACTGGTTGTAGAAAATGAAAAGGTTTTGGATTTTATGAGCAACTATAGATTAGTAGTGTACAATGCTAATTCTGTGGGGTTTATGTTTACCTGGCACTGAATATAAAGATAAAACTGCTCATTTGGGGTTTGTGGTGTAATTGGCTAACACACCTCCCTTGCAAGGAGGAGTTCAGGGTTCAAGTCCCTCATTCTCCACACTATGTTTTCATGTTTTCATAATGTTGAGCTTTTGCTTGAACCCTCTTTTGGGTAGTTAGAGGTTAAAGAAACTACCCTATCAATGCTCCTTAGTTCAGTGGTAAGAATGCTTGGCTTACATCCAAGAGGTCATTGGTTCAAATCCAATAGGAGCAACTATTATGGGTTGTTAGCTACAATGGTTAGAGCAGGGGACTGTTAATCCTCAGGTTGCAGGTTCGAGTCCTGCACTTCCCGCTATGAAGAAAGAAGACAGTCCCCCAAAGCATTGATGGTGGATGCTCTGGACTTTTAATCCTGAGAGTAAGGTTCGACTCCTTATGGGGGAACATAACATATTATTAACTCCAAATTTTTAATTGTTATGGAAATGTTTTTATTCGGATTAGTTGCCTTTACTGCTGTAATAAGTAGTGTAGGTTAGATTACTCTGCTTTATTTCTGGAGTGAAATAATAGATAATGGGTACATAACAGCAGCAGACTGTAAATCTGCCCTCCTTTAACAAATTGCTGTATTGGACTTTGGAGTAGGGGAGTTCGAGTCTCTCTGTGCCCACTTCAATAGAAATCTTTGTCCTTGACTTATGGAAAGTGATGTGGGTAGAGACACAAATAAGTCATATGGGTGCTGGGCAGGTATGGTTACATTGCGGAGGACTGAAAATCCTTAGAACAAAGTTCAATTCTTTGAGTACCCATTATATACTCCTGTGGTGGAATTGGTAGACACACTTGCCTCAAAAGCAAGAGCTTGAAAAAGAGTAAGAGTTCAAATCTCTTCAGGAGTACTTATAATGCCCTCTTGGTGGAATTTGGTAGACACGCTGGATTTAGGCTTCAGTATGAAGTAATAGTAGTGTAAGAGTTCGAGTCTCTTAGAGGGTACTAAAAATAGTTAGGAAAATATTTGGTAGTTCCAATTATTTTGCTTAGCTTTGCAACATCAAAATAAGAGAATATGTTTGAAGAAGATAGCCTATTTACTCCAATGGAATCAAGCAGAAGTACAGAAGTATCTGGTTCTCAGTTCTTTATTAACTTCTTAAATCAACTTGAAGGTTGGAAAACTAAGTGTAAGAACTTGCATTGGGCAGCACCTAAGAAGAATATCCATGTATATCTTGATGAGTTCCTTGATATATTGTCAGACTATCAGGATGGTCTTGCAGAAGGATATATGGGAATACTTGGTAAAATGCAGCCTAATGCTATCAAGGGAACTTCAAGTGATGCACTGAATGCTTTTGACTTTATAAGTGAAGTCAAGTCTGCTACTATTGCATTTTATGATAAGATTCCTCAAGAGACTGTTTATAAAGGTATAGCATCTGAGTGTGAAACCTTTATTCAGAATATCAATAAGTATGACTACTTATTCCACTTATGTGATATAAGATCTTATTGACAAGAGATGCTCTCATGGTGGAATGGTAGACACAACAGACTTAAAATCTGTCAATCAGCAATGGTTGTCTGGGTTCAACTCCCAGTGGGAGTACCAATTGCCTCTGTAGCTCAATGGTAGAGCACCTGTTTTGTACTCAGATGGTTGAGGGTTCAATTCCCACTATCTGCTCAAATATACATCGTGGGGTAGTGTAATGGAAACATGTGAGCTTCATAAGCTCAAGAAGCAGTAATACTGTGTTGGTGGTTCGAGTCCACCCTCCGCAACTAATTTAGATAATATGGAAGAGATAGAAAAGGCAAAGATGACAAGAACCAAAAAGACCAATGGTTCAGAGGTTCATCAAGTTATGACTGCATTAACTGATACTACAATCAGAGGTATTGTAAGGTTAGCCGATGAGGAAGGAATTAAGAGAGAGGATATAGTTTCTCTACTTAAAGAAAATGGTCAGTTTGTATTAATCTACTTTAGATAAAAACATTATGGAAATGGAAGAGCAGAAGACAATAGAAAGACCCTTGATGAGTGAAGAGGAGTTCAAGGATTATATGGAGAAGAATAGAGTGGATATTGTGGGAGATTTCTATAGAAAAGGTATTCTTCACCTAAGAACTTATGAAGCAGTAAGCAAGTTCAAGTCTGTAAGGAGAGCAATCAAAAGAGGTCATGTATCTCTTGATGGTATTATCTTCCCTAAGAGACCTTTCAATAACAAAGCTAATACTTGTAAAAGAAAAGGTCATTGCAGTAGAACTATTAATGATAGAAAGAAGATGATTTATGAGCAACTTAAACACAGAAAATCAGCCTAATGGTTACAATGAAGTGCCAGTACTATACTGCAAGCATTGTCTATCATTGAATATTAGGAACATTCCAAGAATGGAGGATTTAGATTACTGTGATGAGTGTGGCTCCACTGATATAGGAGAATGTTCAATAGAAGAGTGGGAGACTCTATACAAGAATAGATATGGGCATAAATTCCTTGAAGAGTATTAACAACTTAATTATAAATTAAAATGGAAGAGCAGAAGGAAAAGGTTGTAGAGATGCAACCAACAACAAAGGAAACAGAGAGACCTGAAAAGATGTCTTATGAGCAGTTAGAGAACATAGCTCATCAGCTTAGTGAGCAGGCTAAGCAGTTATATATGAAGCTGCAAGCTGCTAATATGGGTAATATGTTCAAGAGACTTGACTACTTGTTTAAGGTAGTAGAGAATGGACATATGTTTAAGCAAGACTTCCTTGAGAAGTGTATTGCTGAGATTGAGGAGCTTATGACAGTTCCTGAAGAGGTTGAGGAAGATAATAAGGAAGAGGAAACACCAGATATTACAACTGAAGAGTAAAATACATGATGAAGAAGGCTAACAACATAGTTAGAATCCCCACTTCATTAAATGGTAAATTCTTTAGATATTGGTTTGAATTTTTAGAGCCTTTTCATAAGCTAACTGATAGAGAGATTGATGTAATTACATCCTTAGTCAAGCAAAGATATGAACTCAGTAAAGTTATCAAGGATAATGAGATACTTGATAAGGTTACAATGAGTGAAGATACAAAGAAGAAAGTAAGGGAAGAGTGTAATATCACTCTCCCACACTTTCAAGTAATTATGGGCAAGCTAAGGAAGAATAAAGTTATCATTGATGGTAAGATTAATCCAAGGTTTATTCCCAACATTGATGAAGAGACTGGCACTTTCCAACTATTGTTACTTTTTGAATTGAAATGAATTATCCTGATATAATTGGTAAGGTTTCTGAAGAGTTGAATTTACCTAAAGAAGTGGTAGATAAAACATATAAGGCATTTTGGTTATTTATTAACCAATCCATACAGTCCTTGCCATTAAAGGAGAATCTTAATGAAGAGGATTTTGCTAAGTTAAGAACAAATTTCAACATTCCATCACTGGGTAAACTGACTTGCACTTATGATAGGATGTTAGGTATGAAAAAGAGACTCAAGTTTATTAAACAGATAAGGGAGAAGAAATGTTAAAAGTTAAGAAAATAAAGCCAATGTTCACTGCACTTATCACTACAATGGATAAGTATGAACATGATATGATGGTAGGAGCAGGTCTCATTGATGTGACCAAGAGAGAGGGTAGCCTAAAGGAGTATCAGAGGGTACTTGCAATAGGTAACTCTGTAAGAGACATTAAAGTTGGTGACTTAGTATGGGTTAATCCTACAAGATTTGGTGTAAAGAAGCACCAAGAAGGTTCTCTAAAAGATGGAATAGTAACTGATAACCCTATCATAACTTACAATTTTGATGTTGTTGAGATGGATGGAAAGCAGTGTCTATTACTACAGGATAGGGATATTGACTTCATTATTGAAGAGTATGAGGAAGTTCCTGACCCAACTCCTTCACCTATTATTCAACCAGAGAAGAAGAAACTAATTATATAACTCAAAAGAGTGTATCAGGAAAACCAATCTTGATACACTCTTTTTTTTTTACCAGACTTTATGTTGAAATTATTCAAATATGAGGGTTACAAGATAGTAATATCTGAGGAAGCCTTTGCTCTTAAACCATTCAGACAGATATGGCAAAGAGACAAGACTATTAATAAGGATAAGGCTATTATGGAACTTGGCTTCATATACTTCTTTTGTGACCCAAGAAGTGACTATCAATACCTTGTAGATGACAAGGAGAGAATGGAAGCCATTAAAGAGGGAGAAGGATTACCTCCTAAATGGGAGCCAGACAGGATAGTAACAGGAGCAATGGAATTTTATAAATCATTTAAGCCAATCTCTGCATTACTCCTTGAAGACACGAGGTTTATGGTTAATAAGTTCAGAGCAAAACTAAGAGAGCTGGACTTTGACAGTCTTGAGGTTAAGGAGTTTAAGGAGATTACAGCCATTGTGAAACAGATTACACCCCTCATTAGAGATTTGGATGAGGCTGAGAAAGCACTTAATTCTGAAATGAGGAGTTCAGGTAAGATGAGAGGACAAGGAGAAAAGACTATATTTGAAGATGACTTGGCACTATAACTATGAAAGCAGAAGATATTATAGAAGGTCTTAATAAGCATATTGAGACAAGGAGAAGTGAGAGGGGAATTGAGAATGTGGGACACATGGTATTACAGAAAGAAATCATGCCTCATTCCTCATTCAAGGTTTATAAGATTTACAAGTACACTCTTTGGTTCACTAAGAGAGGTAAATCTTATAAAGTAATAAAAGTGCAGCATACTGCTAAGATTCCTGATGGTCAGGAAGAGAATATGTTAAGAGAGATGGATATTATGTTGAGTACATTAATATTCAATTGGATAGGCTCTGATTTTTATGAAGCAGTTATAAAGGGAGAATATAATGGAGTTTCAGAAAATACCAATGAATAAATATCAAACTGAGCTAACTGAGGAATTGGTTAATAGCCTGCCTCAGGAAGTTCAGGACCAGTTATTTGATATTATAAATAATGTAGAATTTGTCAAGAGATTGATAAGTCCTGCAAGAGAATATGCTAAGGATAGACCAAGAGATGATAGGGGTAGAATCATTGTAGACTTAGCTAATCCTCATATATTGGAGGATATGGATTACTTTAGATCATCTGCTATACATTATGAGAAGTATGGTACATTTACTAACCTTAGACCTAATGCCAACCCTAATAGTGAGTATGGTAAGTGGGTAAGAGAGGAAAGAAGAAGAATCTGGGATGGTTATGTGAGAGAAAGTGATGGAGAGTGGGTCACAGGATATATGTATTGGTTTCTTAACTATTCTCCTATGATGCTCTCTAAGATTAGAGAGTATAAGGATAAGAATGGTAAGAAGAGAAAGTCCAAGAGAGCTGATAGAGTAGAGGCACTACCTGAATGTTGGGAAGGCATCTATTGGAGATTCCATTGCTTAGACCAAGCATCAAATGGTGGCTTATATAATAACTTTGAGGGAGGTCAGCACATGGCTGAACTTGCTTCCAGAGGTAAAGGTAAGTCATATAGTCTTGCATCCATACTTAACCATATCTTTGTAGTAGGAGAGAATGAGGAAGCACATGAGAAGGTGAAGGGTATAGTAACTGCCTATCAGAAGGAGTATCTTACTAAGGATGGTGTCCTTAACAAGTTTGTAGATATGGCTAACTTCTGTGCAACCAATACCCAGTTTCCAAGAAAGAGATTAAAGAACTCTTTGCAGGAAATGACATGGATAATGGGGTATAAGGATGTAGAGTTGGATACTGAAAGAGGTACTCAGAATACAGTACTTGGAGTATCATCTAAGGATGATGAGTCTAAGTTGAGAGGTAAGAGAGCTGCTAAGATTCTTATTGAAGAGTTTGGTACTTTCCCAAGATTAGTTGATTTGTATAATGTGCTTTTACCTTCAGTACAGGAAGGTGATATTGTCTTTGGGCAAATCTACATGTTAGGTACTGCTGGTGATAATGAATCAGACTTTGCTGGTGCTCAGGAAATCATGTATAATCCTAAAGGTTATAATATGTATGCTTTACCTAATGTATTTGATAAGTACAACCAAGGTAAACCTTACTTTGTATTCTTCTTTCCTGGCTATGTAAATAGAAAAGGATGTTATAATGAGAATGGTGTATCTGATGTAATTAAGGCTCTAATTGAAATTCTTATGAATAGATATAGGGTAAAGTATAATTCTACTGACCCTAACACTATTATTAAGACTATTGCTGAAGTTCCTATTACTCCTGCTGAGGCTATTGTTAAGACAGGTGTAAATATGTTTCCTATAGCTGACTTGACTGAAAGAATAGGTCAATTGGATGCTAATCCTACAGAGTATGATGATGTGTATGTAGGTGATTTGGTATTTAGTAAAGATGGTCAGGTAGAGTATAAGCCCACTTCTGCCATACCTATTAGGGATTTTCCACATAAGGATAATAAGATAGAAGGTGCTATTGAAATATATCAGTTACCTGAGATTGATAAGAATACAGGTAAGCCATACAATGATAGGTATATATTAGGTGCTGACCCTTATGATGATGATGAATCAAGTACTATGTCTTTAGGTTCTATATTTGTATTGGATTTATGGACAGATAGGATAGTAGCTGAATATACTGGAAGACCTCCTTTTGCTGATGATTACTATGAGATTTGTAGAAAGCTTTGTCTATTCTACAATGGTAGGCTAAACTATGAGTACAATAAAAAAGGTCTATTCTCTCACTTCTCGACAAGAAATAGTCTCTATCTCCTTACAGATGTTCTTGATTTCTTAAAGGAAAGGCAGATGATGAAGGATGGCTATGGCAACAAGTCAAAAGGTACTAATGCCTCTCCTGCCATTAATGCCTATGCAAGGAGTAGATTGAGGAGCTGGCTATTAGCTCCAGTTCCTATTATGCAGACTATTGATGGAGAAGAGAAAGAGGTAATGGTTCCAAGACTATTTACTGTAAGGAACAGAGCACTGCTGAAAGAGCTTATTAATTATAACTCTGAAGGTAACTTCGATAGAATATCTGCTATGGGTATGCTGATGCTTCTAAGGGAAGATAGAATGATAAGATACCAAGGAGATGTTAGTGAGGAAAAGCAGGAGAAGGCTAATAATAGCTATGATGGTAATGACCCATTCTTTAAGAGAAACTATGACTTTAAGTTTAGGCAGTAAATTTAGTAAAAATGGAGACTGATGGTTAATAAATTACTTATATACTTGCATAGGTCAAGGATTTTACTTACCTTTGCACAGTAATTAAATTGAAGTATAATGGGATATGAAATGATAAATTTGCCTCCACAGCAACTTCCCTTCAGTAAGAAAAATAAAGCTTGGAGGAAGAAGCACTTGGATTGGGCAGACAGTAAGACCTTCTTCAATTATAGCTTAGTTAGAAAATCTGTAATACATAAGAAAATTAACTATGACTTGCTCAATGGTAAACTACACATGAGTGACCTTGAGATGATACTGAATCCTGAAAAGCTACAGGCAGGTTTCATACCTGATAGGATTCAACACTATCCTATTATGAATAGTAAGTTGAATGTGCTTAGAGGTGAGGAAAGTAAGAGAATTTTTGACTTCAAAGTAGTAGTTACTAACCCTAATGCTATTACAGAGATAGAGAATAACAAGAAGCAAGAATTACTACAGAAGCTACAAGAATGGGTATCTAATACTTCTCAATCAGAAGAGGAGGCTAACCAAGAGCTTGAAAAGATAAATGATTACTACACCTATGAGTGGCAGGATATAAGGGAAATTAGGGCTAATGCCCTCCTTAACCACTATGTAAAGGAGTTGAATATTCCTTTAATGTTCAATCAAGGGTTCATGGATGCAATGGCAGTTGGTGAAGAGATTTACCAATGTGATATTGTAGGGGGTGAGCCTACTATTGAAAGATTGAATCCACTCAAAGTAAGAATCTTTAAGTCAGGATATAGCAATAAGATTGAGGATGCAGATATGATAATCCTTGAAGATTATTGGAGTCCAGGCAAGGTTATTGATACTTACTATGATGTATTGACAAAGAAAGACATGGAGTATATAGAGAAAATGCCTGACCATGTAGGTCAAGCTGCTACAGACTCTATGGATAATATTGATGAGAGATATGGCTTTGTCAATAACCATATGATAGGAGATGAAATAAGTACAGAGGGATTCTTTTGGGACCCATTAGGAGGATATGATGGAGTTAATAACTCACTTCTTCCTTATGATGTTGCAGGAAACCTGAGAGTACTTAGAGTATATTGGAAGTCAAGAAGAAAGATTAAGAAGGTAAGAAGTTATGACCCTCAGACAGGTGAAGAAGTATTCAACTTCTACCCAGAAACTTATGTAATAGATAAGAATGCTGGAGAAGAAGAGCAAATATTCTACATTAATGAAGCATGGGAAGGAACTAAGATTGGTACAGATATTTATGTCAATATGAGACCAAGAGTAGTTCAATATAACAGACTGAGTAACCCTTCAAGATGTCACTTTGGAATTGTAGGCTCTATTTATAACCTTAATGACAACAGACCATTCAGCTTGGTAGACATGATGAAGCCATATAACTATTTGTATGATGCAATACATGATAGATTAAATAAGCTGATAGCAAGAAACTGGGGTTCATTGGTGAGATTAGATTTTGCCAAGAAACCTAAGGGATGGGATGTAGAGAAGTGGTTATACTATGCAAAGACTATGGGTCTTGCAGTAGAAGATAGCTTCAATGAAGGTAATGTAGGTGCAGCTACAGGTAAACTTGCAGGTGCATTAAACAATGCCTCTACTGGTGTAATTACAGCTTCTGATGGTAATCAGATACAGCAATACATTAATCTTCTTGAGTTTATCAAGATGGAAATGGCAGAAGTTGCTGGTATTACCAAGCAAAGAGAAGGTCAGGTAAGTAATAGAGAGACAGTAGGTGGAGTAGAGAGAAGCATGATGCAATCTTCTCACATTACAGAATGGCTATTTGTAGTACATGAGGATGTCAAGAAGAGAGCATTAGAGTGTTTGCTTGAAACAGCTAAGATAGCATTAAGAGGTAGAAGCAAGAAGTTCCAATATATCTTGTCTGATAATTCAATGAGAGTTATGGAAATAGATGGTGATGAATTTGCAGAAGCTGATTATGGTCTTGTAGTAGATAATAGTAATGGTATTCAAGAATTAAACTCAAAACTTGATACTTTAGCTCAGGCAGCATTGCAGAATCAGACCCTATCATTCTCAACTATTATGAAGTTATTCAGTTCATCTTCACTTGCTGAAAAGCAGAGACTTGTTGAAAAGGATGAAAGAAGTATTCAAGAAAGACAGGCTCAAGCTCAGCAACAGCAATTGCAGGTACAGCAACAAGAGATAGAACAAAAGGCTCAGATGGAACAGGCTAAGATGCAACAGGAAGATGCCCTTAACCAAAGAGATAATGAGACAAAGATTCTTATTGCACAGATGCAAGCTTACAGCAAGAATAGTGAAGATGATGGTATAATAGAACCTGAATATTCACAAGAAGCTAAGGATAAGCTAATGGAGTCAATAAGACAATTTGACGAAAGAATCAAGCTTGATAGAGAAAGGCTGGAGTTTGATAAGGACAAGGCAAGGTCTGATGCAAGGCTTAAAGAAAAGCAAATAAATAAACAACATAAAAATGACAAGTAATGGAATTAAAGACTATATTTTCTAATGTAGAGCCTTCCAATAGAAATGTTGTGTGGACTATGTATGGTGTGCAATATGATACTGTGGGTGTATATCATAATGGAGAAATATCAGCAGTGCAAGGTGATACCCACATAGTGTTTGATGTAAACTTTGATACTGGAGCAATTACTCAGCATTCATATTATGACTTATCTACATATATAGAAGGTGTAGAATTGGAAATAGGTGATAGTGATGCAGTCAAGCAGTCTAACTTGGAGAAGTTAAGAAGAGTCACTGTAAAGACTAATGTATTTAGCACACACATTGACTATGGTATAGGAGTTGGCTCTTGGACTGATGGAGCTGGAGGATTTGCACATATTACTACTGCACAAGGGCATGAAGCATATTATACCATATCTGAGGATGGAGCAGTTGTTGCAGACAGTGACTATGTTACTCCTACTTCTTTATATGGAGAATATAAAGCTAATGGAGGCTTAAAGACCAAGAAAGAGTTTAATGATGAATTATTTAACCTTATTGGATAATGGGAAAAATAAAGAAAATCTTAGAAAATGAATTAGTAGGAGGTACTCAGAATACTGATGTATATCCTGTTACTTCTATCAAGGCTGTATATGATGAGAAGAATGAGAGGCTTGACCATATACTCAAGAGAAGAGGGGTAGTGAATGTATCCACTAATTATAATGATGACCACATAGCTGAAGTATTGACATTAACACAAGCTATAGCTAAGATACCTTCAAATGATAGAGTACTTGGTTTTACTATGACCTTTCTGACATCAGAAGGATGGAAAACATACCAATTTACTGGAGACTCAATATCAGATTGGTCAGTCTTCTCTAATTGGGAAAATATACCAAATGCTAACATATTGTATGATTCTGTAGGTAGTTTAGTGGGACTATCGGAGAATAGAGAATTAAAACTCCTAAATAAAATTGCAAGAAGAGGATACTACATATCTGGAGAAGGTACTATAGGTACAAATGGGGATTATGGATATATAAAGGAAATATCATGCTCAAATATAAAAGCTATAAGATACAATAGAGCAGTAAGAAGGCATGTATTTTATGATTCAGAAGGTAGTATAATGTCTTATGTGGAAAATGTGTCAGATGTTGTAATACCTGAAGGTGCAGTATCAATGGCTCTAAATGTTTCAATAAACACTGATATTTATGTAGTAGGCATTCTGTACAAGTCAGCAAGAATAAGCAGTATTCCTATGGATATAGGTAATATTGCTGAAGTAACTGAATATACTACTGTGCAAGGTATGTATATTAGTAGAGCAGGGGTAGAGACATCTGGAAGTGCAAATAGAGTTATACATACAGTTGCAGTAAAGGGATTGGAGACTTATCTAATTAATCTTATTTCACTTGGAAATTTGGCAACTGACCTTGCCTTTTATGATGAAGATGGTAAGCACATAACTAATAGTGGTCCTGCAACTTCCACAATTAAAAATGTAATTATTGTTACTCCTAAAAGAGCAACAATAATGAAAATAAGTACAATTGATATATACACCCCAAGAATATATAAAGTAAAAGATACAGGACTTTTATCATCCTATTTGGATGAAATGAGCCAGACTGAGTACAATCACTATACTGAGGTTACAAGTAACATTAATAACATTAATAAGTATAATAGCCACTTTGTATTAGCAGGTCCTGAACTGCTTACAGAAAGTGGGTATATAAGAGTAGCAGATGGTACAATAGGCAGTAATCAAGACTTTATTTGTTCACCTTTTCTTCCTATACTTCCAGGAAGTAATATAGGTACAGTTTACACACCTGGAAATACCTCTGGATATGCCTTCTATTCAGCACCTAATGAAGAGTCTTTTATTAGTGGTACTCAAGAGCCAAACCACATAAAAGTGCCAGATAATGCACTTTATTTTAGAGTATCTTCAGAGAAAGGTACTACATTTTATATAGGGTATTTGGCAGCATCATTAGGTTCAGTAGCAAAGCTTGCTGGAGATTCTGTAATAAACTATGATATTAGATTTCCAGATTTAATGACTGGATTTATTGAAATAGCACACAATACTGTAGCTTTCAGAGTAAGTACAACTGATGGGTTCAAGTGTACTTTAATAAGGTGCTTTGAAAATCAAAGTTTTATGCTAAACACCATAGGGGGAAGTGGAACAGCTAAGGCTTATCAATTCTTTGATAAGAATGGAGAATCATTGCTTGCAAGTACTTCTGCAAGAGTAGAAGAAGCACTTATCACAGCTCCCAAAGGAGCATATTATCTTGCTGTTAATGTTAAGTTAAGTGAAATGACTACAGCAGAGGAGGACTTTTATTTGAAAAGTACTACACCGTCTCAAAAGGAGATAGATTCTCTCTCTGCTATTGTAAGATCTCTCTCTGCTACTGTAAATTCTACTGTAATAGATTATACAACTGACAATTTAATTGCTGGAAATCTAAATACATATCCTGTCGGCAATCCAGCTAACACTGGTGCTCTTAAAAATTATAAATATGGAATATTTCCGTGTACTCCTGGTATTACATGTGTAATTACAACATTTGGAGGATATAATACAGCAAAAGGGTTAGGATTTATAGATAAAGACAATAATATTATATATTCATCTGATGGTGGTCAATTAGTTAATAAATCTTTTGTAGCACCAGAAGGTACAGTTAAGGTAGGTGTCAATTTGGATATTGATGAGAGTAGTGTCTTTAGCCTTAGATTATACTCTTTAGGCAATCAAGTAGAAGAGAATACAAAGAATATTAAAGCACTCCAAGAGAAGCTCTCATCTCCTATTGATTCAATACCTCTATGGTATGGAAAGGATATGTTCTTTATAAAAGATACACCTCTTGACTTTTATGCTAAAAGTGTCCTTTTGAAGAATTATCCTAAATACCAAGGTGTTTATGTAAATCATGCTCCTATCACAGCTACAGGAAAGAATTATGATTTCAACTTACCAGTTATAAACCACATAGCTCCAGAGGGGAAAGTATATTTTAATGATGGAGCAAAGGTTGATATTTATGCTGATAATGGGGAACTTTATAAGGACCATTGGAATGTAGTAAAGGATATACAGGTGCATACTACTGATGTATCTACAAAGGAAAAATCCGTAAAGGTAATGTGTATTGGTTCTTCAGCCACAGAAATTGGCATGGCAACCTATGTAAAAAAATATCTTGAGACATTGGGTGTTACAATGATAGGCTGTGGCAGCAAAAGAGACTATCTTGGTACTAAGTCAGAGGGATATTATGGATGGTCAAATGAGCAGTTGTGTGGTAAGATTCAAAATGCCAAGACATATCCACAAACAGGTACTACCGCAACAAACCCATTTATGAAGTTAGCCACTCCAGAAGATAAGGCTAATTATCCTGACTATTGTTTTACTTATGTTGAAGGCAGCATAGGCTCAAGGCAGAGTTATGCAGAAGCAACTGATAAAGACCAGGATTTCTATATATTTGACTTTGCGTGGTATCTTCAAACAAGGCAGGTAGAGACACCTGATGTGGTTTTCTTTATACTTGGTACTAATGGTAGTATTAACAACTATGGAATATATATGCCTTGGATTGTAAATAGGATAATTCAAGCATGTCCTAATGCCTATATTGGCATAAATTTGGGTCAAGCATATAGATTACAGAGTGATGTGGATACTAAATTGGATGAAATGGGGCAGAAATTGGCTCATTTGTATAATTATGTAGACAGTAAGGGTTATGATAAGATGAAGGTAGTGTCTTTACATGTCCATCAATCACCAGATTTTTCTCACAACTTTAGCTATGAGAGTGGAGAAAATATTAACACATCTAAAGCTATTCCTGTTGATGGATTCCTTCATATGGATAATAATGGATATTTACAAGATGCAAAGTGTATTGGTGCATATATAGCATATTGCCTACCTAATATTTAATTATCACAATTAATTAATAAATCACTTATGCTATTGCATAGGTGATTTATTTTTTATATATTTGCACCCTGATAAAAGTATATGCTTATGGTAAAGAAATATATAAGGATTGGAATAGTCATTTTAGTGAGCTTGCTTGCTGTAAGTACATATACATTGTATAACAGAAACCAAGACCTTAAAGAGGAAATATCAATATCAATGTCCAATCAAAAGGCATTCATAGCTGAGAACTCCTCCCTAAAAGAAGAGAATAGAGTGTTCAAATTTACTGTAGAGCAACTTAACTACTACAATGACTCTATCTTGCAAAAGATGAATGATGTCAGGAAGGAGTTAAAGATAAGGGATGATAATTTGAAGCAGATGCAATATCTTTTATCTGAGGCTACGAAGAAAGATACAATAGTATTTAGAGATACTCTGTTCAGAGAACCTACATTAGACATAGATACACTTGTAGGAGACAAGTGGTATCAAATGAAACTTGGACTTAAATACCCAAGTACAATCACTACAGACCCTAAGTTTGTCAGTGAGAAGTATATAATGGTGGATTATAAGAGGGAAACTGTGTTTCCCCCAAAGAAATGTTGGTTACTCAGGCTATTTCAAAAGAAGCATAAAGTAGTAGAAGTGAATGTTGTGGAGAAGAACCCTTATATTGAGAACAAACAACAAAGATTCATTGAAATTGTAGAGTAATTATGATTGACTTAGGAATACTAATCACTGGAGGTATAGGGCTTATTACCACAATAGTCAGTGGCTGGACATCATGGTTCTTTGCAAGAAAGAAGTATGATAGTGAAGTTGATAGTAACCTCATAAATAACATGAAAGAATCATTAGACTTTTATGAGAAGCTCTCTACTGATAATAGAGAGAGGTTGGAAGAGGTACTAAAAAGAAATGCAGAGTTAGAGCAGGAAGTTGAAGAACTTAGAAAACAAATGTTTAACCTTATGAGTTCCATATGTGTAGACCTTACCTGCCAGCTAAGAAAAAGAGATTTAAATCTTTCTGATGGACATGGAGTTAATAGTGGACAGAAAATGGAAGAAGCAGAGCTACACCATAAGTAATCTTACTATTGATGGGAAGTGGTTTTGCAATGTACTTGAAGATGCTGATAGAGGATTAGATGACTCTATGAGCATAGCCAAGATTAGAGAATTGAAGAAACCTTCAATCACAGCTATTCCAAAGGGTACTTATGAGATTACCTTAGATGTTATTTCTCCTAAGTACTGCACTAATAGTTTTTACAAGCAAGTATGTAATGGTAAAGTACCGAGACTACTTAATGTAAAGGGATTTGAAGGCATACTTATTCATGCTGGTAATACTGACAAAGATTCAGCAGGATGTCTATTAGTAGGTATCAATAAAGTTAAGGGTCAGGTAATAAACAGCAAAGAAACTTTCAAAGAGCTATATAAGCTCCTTAAAGACAAGCATGATAGAGGTGAAAAAATAACCATTAAAATTTTGTAGTTATGGCAAAGAAATGTGGTTGTAAAGGAAAAGGTAAGAAAGGTAAATAACTAAAAGTGTAAAAATTATGGCAAGAGGAAAGCCAATGTCACCAAAGGCTGGTATCAAGAGAACAAGGTATGGCTGTGGAGGAAAACTTAAATAAGAAGTATGTACAAGTTACTTATACTAATGCTTAAATACATACCTATGTTAATATCATTAGTATATGTACTAAACACAGCTTTATCCTACTGGGGATACTCCCTACATCTGTAACACCTGCTGATGTATATGTTGCAATCAACTCTCAGTACCATGACTATGCAGAACTGTTTAAGAACTGGTTTGGTGATGGTATAGAACAGAAGATAGTTGAATCTGCTATTGTATTCTGGTTCAAGGATGCAGATAGTAAAGCTGAGAACAAGGTAGTAGAATACTTCAAGGAGTATTAATAAGATAAGGATAAGAGGTAATCTTACCCTTTCTTTTTGTCCATATTGCAAGTATTTTACTTATACAAGCAAAAGCAATTTATTTACTATGTTGTAGATATGCAAAACTTTACTTACCTTTGCACTGTTTTAAGAACAAAAAGGTAGAAGAATATGGAAGAAGAACTTAGCTTAGATAACATCTTAGGAGCAGAGGAAATTGAGAATCTGTTTGTAGAAGATGAGGATACACAGGATACCCCGCCTGCAAATGGGGAGTCTCCTAAGAAAGAGGGGGAGTCTGATAAGGATAAAGAAGAAACTACTGAGGTTGTTGATGTAGATAACTTATTTACTGATACACCAGAGAGCGTAGGTAGTGGAAAAGAAAATACAGAGGAAAAGGAAGATACCACTCCTAAAGAGGATGGCACTTCTCCCAAAAACTTCTACTCTTCCATTGCCAAAGCCTTGAAAGAGGAAGGTATCTTCCCAGACCTTGATGATGAGGGTTTATCTAAGGTTAAAGACCCTGAAGACTTTAGAGATTTAATTGACCAACAGATAAAGGCAGGTCTTGATGAAAGACAGAAAAGAATTGATGAAGCCTTGAATGCTGGAGTTGAACCTACAGAGATTAGAAAGTATGAGAATGCTATAAACTTCCTTGGTTCTATTAAGGAAGAGAATATCTCTGATGAAGGTGATAAGGGAGAAAAACTTAGAAAAGACCTGATTTATCAAGACTTTATCAATAGAGGTTATAGTAAGGAAAGAGCTGCAAGAGAGGTACAGAAGTCTTTCAATGCTGGTACTGATATTGATGATGCAAAAGAGGCTTTGAAAAGTAATATTGACTACTTCAAAGATAAGTATGATGAGCTTGTCAATGAGGCTAAGTCAGAAGCAGAACAGGAAGAGAAAGAGAGAAAGGAACAAGCTGAAAAACTTAAATCATCAATCCTTAATGACAAGGATGTATTTGGGGATTTATCAATAGATAAATCAACAAGACAGAAGATTTATGATAATATAGCTAAGCCTGTATATAAAGACCCAGAGACAGGAGAGTACTTTACTGCTATCCAAAAGTATGAGATGGAGAACAGGACAGACTTCCTAAAGAACATTGGGTTACTTTTCACACTAACTGATGACTTTAAGAACCTTGATGGTTTGGTGAAAGGTAAAGTAAAGAAAGAAGTAAAGAAAGGTCTTAGAGAGCTGGAACATACTCTCAACAACACAGCAAGAACCTCAGATGGTAATCTAAAGTTTGTAAGTGGAGTTGATGAGGACCCTGAATCTTTCATAGGAAAAGGGTGGAATCTTGATGTCTAAGCCTATAATATAGAGTAAAATAACTGATAAATTAAATTATTTATGGCTGGAAAATTAGGTAAGTTTCAAATGGTAGGCTTCCAACACTGGAAGGGTCTTACTAAGGAAAACCACCTTGGTTCTATCTTTCAGTTAGCTCCACAGAAGGCTACAAACCTAATGGTGCAACTGTTGGCTTGTTACAGAGGAAAGACACTTGACACATTCCTAAATCAATTCCCAACAAGAGAGTTTGAGGATGATAGTGAATACTACTGGAATGTTATTGGTTCTTCAAGGAGAAACATTCCTCTTATAGAGGCAAGAGATGAGAATGGTACTGTTGTTACAGATGCCAGTGGTATGATTGGAGTAGGCACTACTCCCTTCCATTTGGTATTCCCTGAGGATTGGTTTGCTGATGGTGAATACATTGTAGGTAATCTGAATGAAATCTATCAGTTCAGAATACTTGGAGACCCAAGAATGGAGGGTACTAATGCAGTATATAAGGTAGAGCTTGCTGGTGGTAACACAGCAGGTGTTCCTGCTGAAAGATTGCTTGCAGGTGAAAGATTCTCAGTTGAAGCTGCATTTGTTGAGAAGGAACTTTCAAGAAAGGTTGGTGATGTAAGATTTACAAGCCTTGTTTCTATGAGAAATGAGTGGTCTGTAGTAAGAATCCAACACAAAGTTCCTGGTTCTATGTTGAATAAGAAGTTGGCTGTTGGTATTCCTATTGTTAAGGAAACTGGAGGTAGATATACTAAGTCAGTAGCTACAATGTGGATGCACAATGTAGATTGGGAAGTAGAACAGCAATTCTCTGAGTACAAGAACAATGCACTTGCATTTGGTAGAAGCAACAGAAATGCCAATGGTGAGTACATGAACTTTGGTAAGTCTGGTAATGTTATTAAGACAGGTGCTGGTCTGTTTGAGCAGATGGAAGTTGCTAATACTATGTATTACAACACATTCAGCTTGAAGCTTCTTGAAGATGCTCTATATGAGCTTTCTGCTTCTAAGTTAGACTTTGGAGACAGATACTTCTTGGTTAAGACTGGTGAAAGAGGTGCTATCCAATTCCACAAGGAAGTACTAAAGACAGTATCAGGTTGGACACAATTTGTTCTTGACAACAACTCTATTGGTGTTATTCAAAAGACTCAATCTAAGTTGCACCAAAACTCATTGAGTGCTGGTTTCCAATTTGTTGAGTATAAAGCTCCTAATGGTGTTAGAGTTAAGATTGATGTAGACCCATTCTATGATGACCCAGTAAGAAACAAGATACTCCATCCAAATGGAGGTGTTGCATTCTCTTACAGATATGATATTATGTACATTGGTACTATGGACCAACCTAATATCTTTAAGTGTAAGATTAAGGGTGACAATGAGTACAGAGGTTATCAATGGGGTCTAAGAAACCCATTCACAGGTCAAAAGGGTAATCCTTACATGTCATTTGATGAGGATTCTGCTGTAATTCACAGAATGGCTACTCTTGGTATCTGTGTTCTTGACCCAACAAGAACTATGTCACTAATCCCTGCAATTCTACAGGGCTAATGATAAAAGGGGAGTAGGATAAGCTCCTACTTCCCTTATTTTATTTCAAAAAGTTAAGGAGAAGATATGGCAGAAAAGAAAATGGAAGAGAAGGTGGATTATACTGTACCTGACTTTGATATAGACAATACAGAGACTCCACTTCAGGAAGTACCAAAAGAAGAGGCTACTGTAAAAAGCCCTAAGAAGACACAAAAGAAAGTAGAGGTATCTGATGATGCCTTAGTTAGTTGTCTGAGAAATGAGAGAATTATTGTAAGACATGTACCTAAGCTGACAGGTATGTGGGGTAATAACCCTAAGCATGTATTGTCAGGAGGTATGGCAGAAGGTGCAGTTAGAACATTTGTAGTACCAAGATTATCTTCAGGTATGTTTGTTAATGTCCTTACAGACAAGGAAAAGGCATTTCTTGAGGAAATAATGGATCTTGAATATAATGCACTGAGTATCTATAAGAAGGTAGATAACTTCTGGGATGATTCCAATGAGAATGGTATCAATAAGGTAAGATTGACAAAGCAGGATAACTACTTCAATCTATCTGACCCAGAGGATTATATCAGATATAAGATACTATTAGCCAACAAGGATTATATTGCTCCCTCATTGCAGGCATTGCAAGATACTCCCAAGGCTACTTACCAGTTTGTTATCATTTCTGAGGGTGAAGAGACTAAGGTTGCTAAGAACAATATGAGCACTACAATGATGTGCTATAAAGAGTTTGGTAAGATTGAGGATGATATTGATACATTAAGAGTCATTGTTGAGACCATTGATGGTAGACCTACATCACAGACTGCTAAACTTGAGTTCTTACAGACTAAGGTTAATAGCTTGATACAGGCTGACAGCAAGATATTCTTGAGGGTTATTACTGACCCAATGCTTTCTACAAAGGTTCTTATCAAGAGAGCTATAGAGGCAGGTCTGATTTCTAATAGGGGTAATTACCTATACTTGAGAAAGGATAATACTCCACTTTGTGAGGCTAATGAAGAGCCTACATTGAATGTAGCAGCTAAATACTTAAATTCTCCTAAGCATCAAGAAGTTAAGTTTGCTTTGGAAGCTAAGCTGAAGTAAGAAAAAGAGTATGACAACACAGGAATTTTCTAATGAATTTGATGTTCTGTATAACAATATAATGAGCAATCAGGCTCCAGGTCTTGATGAGTATGAGAAGTCTGTCTTTCTAACTAAGGCTCAATCAGAAATATTGAAAAATTATTTCAATCCTAAGGGCAATAAGTATGGACAGGGATTTGATGAAAGTGCCAAGAGGCAGATAGATTTTTCTACTCTGATAACTGTTGCTGAACCATCACAACAAACCTCTATTAAGGGATATGTCAAATTTGATGATAGAAGCAAGCTCTACAAAATGCCTAAAGATATTCTATTTATGTTGAATGAAACAGGCATTAGCACTGTAGATGGAGTTAAGAGACTGATTAGTATAATTCCTATGAATTATGAAGAGTATGCAAGACTTATGTCTAAGCCTTGGAAGCAGCCCCTAAAGAATCAAGGTTGGAGACTATTCCAATCTACTGGTGGGGTTGATTTTATCTCTGAGGTAGTCATTAAATATGATAGTACTTTGACTGATTACAAGATTAGATATGTGAAGAGACCAAAGCCTATCATACTTGCAAATCTGGCTGATGAATATTCTAATGTATCTATTGAGGGAATAAGAACCATTACAGAATGTGAATTAGACCCTATTCTTCATCCAGAAATTCTTCAAAGAGCAGTAGAACTTGCAAAGTCTGCTTATACAGGAGACTTGAAGAGTAGTGTAGAACTTGGTCAAAGAAGTGAATAATGACAACTGAAGAATTTTCTAATGAGTTTGACACCTTACTGAATAGCTATTCTACCATAGAGGCATTTGGAAAGACACCCAGCACTGTTGAGCTTGATGAATATGAGAAATCTGTATTTCTCACTAATGCTCAAGAAGAGATAGTGATAGGTATGTATAATGGTAAGAATCCATTTGGAGACTCATTTGAGAGGACTGAGGAAATCAGAAGATACTTGAGTGACCTAATAAAGACTTACACAACTACTGATAAGAAAGTAGAATATACAGGACTGTCCAAATCCTCAGTATTCTTTGAATTACCTGATGACTTATGGTTCATAACCTATGAAGCAGTCAATTTGAAGGATGATGGATTAGGATGTATGAGTGGTGAAAACATATCTGTAATACCAATTACTCAAGATGAGTACCATAGAATAAGGAAAAATCCTTTCAGGGGTACTAATGAAAGAAGAGCTTTAAGGCTTGATTTGAGTGGTAAGGTAGTAGAGATAGTATCAAAATATAATGTGGAGAGTTATCTTGTTAGATACCTTTCAAGACCTGCTCCTATTATATTAACTGATTTGACAGATAATCTGTCAATCAATGGCATAAGTATAAAAACAGAATGTGAATTGAACCCTGTAATACATAGAGCTATACTTGAGAGAGCAGTAAAACTTGCCATCATAAGTAGAGTTCCAAATACAGGAAAAGAATAAAACTATTGTATAATTTAATATTAAATTAAAATGGCAACATTTAGTACAAATCAAGTAAGACAGCTTTATGTAGCAAAAGCACTGAAGACTCCTCATGTACTTGCATCAGATGCTGCTGGCTCTATTGCAGTAAAGAATGATACTGCAAAGAATCATCTGTACTTTGAATATAAGGGTGCTGACAACTTGATGAGAAGTGACCTAATTGACATCAAGAATATCCTTTATGCTAAGGCTACTGATGCTGATGCTATGGCACATGAATTGAAGTCAGTTACTGTAACTCTTGATACCAGTGTTAATGGAGGTTCTCCTGTAGCTGGACAGGATTACATCCTGAGAATTGTATTCAAGCAATATGTAGGTATGTCTGATGAGGACCAATACTTCAAGTATGGTATGGTACATGCTTATGCAGGCATGACAGCTTCAGATTTCTATAAGAAGTTGGCTCTATCATTGGTTAAGAACTTTAGTAGAGAAGTAACTCCTCTTGTTAAGTTCACTTTAACAAACTCTGATGATGAAGCAGTCCCTGTTGATGCTACTACAAAGGAAAGCTCTTTGACTGAGACTTATACTGCCCTTGTTATTGATGAGGTTGAGCAGCCTTGGAGACTTGGTGTTATGGAGCAGACTCCTGTGTATTTCACAGTACAACCTACTACAATTACTATTGAAGGTGATGAATTGGTTTGGGGTAAGGTAGAAGATACTGACCCTGCTGGCACAATTGACAATGGTAAGAAGATTGCAGACCTTGAGTACTTCTGCATGGGTGAGAGAGGTGATGTTTATAGGGGAGTTGGATTCCCTAACAATATTCCTACTACTTATCTTGTAGACCCAACTGTTAAGTATAATGTGATTGACATCCACTATGCTTATGTAGATAGCAATGAGAGTGTTCAAAAGTCTGAAAAGACAATTACTCTTGTAGTACCAAAGGTAGGAGCTAATAATCAAGCAGGCAATGCTCTTGCTAACAGCATTATTTCTGCAATTAACACTGCTACAGGTTTAACTATAGCTACTCTTGATGTGTCAGCAAGCTAAACAAATTTATAAGGGAGGCTATTAAGTCTCCCTTTCTTTTTATATAAACATTTGATTATGGTACAATTTAATGAGTTAAGAATAACCCCTGATGGGCAAAAGCTGATTATAGATGTATCTGTCAAGGACTTAGAGTATTACACAAATGTATATCTTGATACTATACAGATAGATACTCAAGATACCTTTGTTGAGTCTGGTCCAAGTAGTGAAGTTGTATATACAGAAGTTGTAGGAGGAGATACTAAGTCAGTCAGATTAGAACTGGGAACAGGAGATCTATTACCAACTCTTAATGACAATCTTTTCTTTGTGTATATTAGGACTAAGGGCACACCTGCTGCAAATACTCCTTGTGGGATGGATAATATTACTACATTAGGAGTTGTATCTAACCTTTATCCTCTGTACCAACATGCCTTTAGCTACATTAAAGAATTGAGTGATACTTGTTCTATCCCTAAGAACTTCATCAACTATATACTTCAATATAAGGCATTTGAACTTGCTGTAAAGACAGGTCATTATACTGAGGCAATAAAGTATTGGAAGAGATTCTTTATGGGAATTAAAGACTCAGTGATAACCCCTAATTGTGGATGCTATGGACAAGGTACTTAATGAATCACTTACAAGATATTTCAATGTCCTATCAAAGTTAGGATATATGAGTTATTCAGAGGTAGATAAACTATTGGTGCTGATATTCATATATGATTTGCTTGAGAGTGATTGTAAGTCCTTTATAACAGAAGAAGAGTATAGAATTTTAGATAGTGCCCTATACTGTCTATATGGTTCTACTTGCTTAATACCTTATCCAGAGTATATAGCAAACACTTCAATCTCTTGTACAGGCAAGTCAGTATAATTATTACATTAATACTTCTGACATAAAAATAGTAAAATCCTTGTGTAACTGATAATAATTACTTATCTTTGCACAAGGATTTTTAGTTATAGTAAATAATGATGTTATGAGTACATATAAAGAATTAACCTACATGGTACTTGATGAATTGAAACTGTACTCAGATGATGCCCTATATACAGAGGAGCATGTTATGTTTCTACTTGGTAAGTATAGGACATTCTTACTGAAACAGAGATATTCAGATGTAAAGAAGCAGATACCTGAGAGTAACTATCAGACTATATGCTTGGATTTAATTGAAGTACCTGCTATATCAGGTGAGCCTTGTGAAGGTGGTTCTTATCTAAGAAGTAAGGAGAAGATACCTTTCCTAATGAAGATAGGTAATCCTATGGTGTACCCAGTTGATTATTATCAAGGGGAGATTACTTATGTAAGTAGAGAAAGGATGAGATATGTGGGATATAATAAGTATCTGAAAAATATCATCTATGCTTCTATTGGTCCAGATAATTACCTATACTTTAAGTCTTTCAATCCACAGTACTTGTATCTTGAAAAGGCAAGAATGACAGGTATATTTGAAGACCCACAGGCTGCATCAGAATTGCAGTGTCCTGATGAGAATGGTGATGCAGCATGTGACATATTAGATAAGACTTTCCCTATTGAAGATGCTCTTATACCCCCTATGATTGAACTTGTAGTCAAGGAGCTATTAGGTGCTGAGTACAGACCTAAGGATGAATCCAATGATGCAAAGGATGAGTTGTCAGAAGTAGCAACTAAATAGTGAGTTATGGAGTCTTGTCAAGAAGAGAAGGATAAAGGATTGGTTGATTTCCTAAACTCTATTAAAAAAGTGAATGAGCCTAGAGTTCATAAGGATAAAGGATTGGTTGATTTCCTAAACTCCATTAAAAAAGTGAATGAGCCTAAAGGATTGGTTGATTTCCTAAACTCCATTAAAAAAGTGAATGAGTCAGTTCATAAGGATAAAGGATTGGTTGATTTCCTAAACTCTATTAAAAAAGTGAATGAGCCTAGAGTTCATAAGGTTAGAGGTTCTTATGGTGTATATGATGCCTATAAGTGGATAAGAAAGAATGGCTGGCTCAATATAGGAAGATGTCTTACAGAACATGAGTTCTATAGTATTGTAAGGAAAGTCAATGACTACTTAGCTGATAGTTTCCTTCATGGTAATGATATTAAGTTGCCACATAGAATGGGTAGAATAGAGCTAAGGAAATATGATGCGAGGGTTAGTTTTGATGGTGAGAAGGTTAAGACTAACTTACCTATAGACTGGGATAAAACTCTTAAATTATGGTATGAAGATGAGGAAGCCTATAAGGAAAAAACACTGGTTAAAGTAGAGGAAAAAGAAATCTTTAAGGTCTACTATAATAAACAATTAGCAGACTATAATAATCAGGTTTTCTATGAATTTAATGTCAATAGAGAACTGAAGAAGAGATTAAAACAAAGAATAAAAGAAGGAAAGATAGATGCTTTCAAGATATAATTATGGTAAAAGAATATAACTACATAAATATAAGAGAAGCTCTAAGTAGAGTACTAAGGCATCCTCTTCTTCAAGATGTGACTCTTGAGCAAGCTGTACAATATACCATTGACTTCATTGGTATATTTGGTATGCCAAAGTTATATCAAGATAAAGAAGAGGTTCTTCATATAGAGGACTTTAGAGCTAAGCTTCCTTGTGATTTAATATCTATCAATCAGATTAAGGATTGTGAGACTGGTGTATGCCTTAGAAGCATGACAGATAATTTCATGCCAAGGGAATACTATGACAGAAGTGCTGGCTACAAGATACCACAAGAGTTGTCCTTCAAAACACAAGGACAAGTGCTATATGTATCCTTCAAGACAGGAGATGTGTCAGTGTCCTATAAGGCAATCCCAGTAGATAAGGATGGATTTCCACTACTTATTGATAACCCTGTATTCCTGAAGGCACTTGAAGCATATATCAAGAGAGAGGTATTTACTATTCTATTTGATATGGGTAAGATTGCTCCTGCTGTATTGCAGAATACTCAGCAACAATATGCTTGGTTAGCTGGTCAATTGCAGAGTGAATTTACTATTCCATCACAGTCTGAGATGGAGAGTATATCAAGAATGTGGAATACACTCATACAAAGGACAAGTGAGTTTAATAATGGATTCTCATCTCTTGGTAATAAGGAATACATTAAATTACAATAACTATGCAGAAAGTTGTACAATTCAAAACAAAAGGAATGCAGAGGGACTTATCAGCTTCTGCATTTAACTCTGAATATGCTTATGAAAATAAGAATGTCAGAGTAATGCCAACTGATGAAAGTACTCTGCTTAGTTTGATAAATGAGAAAGGTAATAAGAAATCAAGTATAGCAGGTGTAGGAGACCACATTAAAGGTATTCCTATTGGACAAGCTTTAGTTAATAATGAACTTATTATCTTTGCTGCTGGAGATGATGATTACAGATTAGCAGATATAATTCCTAATATATTCGAGACACCTGACATATTCCCTTGTGATGTTCTCATTACTGACCTTACTACTGGAGAAGATACTGCAAATGATATTACTCCTGACCTAAGTTCTATTGGAGATATTACCCTTGTAGATTGTCCATACAAGTTGAATATAGATGTAGATTCTATGTTGGATGATAGAATCTATAAGCTATGGTTTAATAAGGGTGCATTAACTGGAAAGAGATTATTTAGGGGAAATTTAGGATTCAATTATAAGCATCCTATAGAAACTATCTCATTCTATGAGAATACTGATATTAGAAAGGTATATTGGACTGATGGTTTGAATCAGCCAAGAGTAATTAACATAGCTGCTGCATCTGATGTAGTAAGTAAATGGAATACTGATTCATTCAACTTTGTAAGAACACTTAGTCTTAATGAGAAAATAACTATTGAAAGAAATATTGTAGCCAATGGTAGTTTTGCTCCTGGGGTTATACAATATGCTTTTACTTACTTCAATAAGTATGGTCAGGAGAGTAACATCTTCTATACTTCTCCACTTTACTACATCTCATATAATAACAGGGGTGCAAGTACTGAGGATAGAGTAAGTAACAGTTTCAATATAGAGATGACTAATGTAGATAAGAGATTTGACTACATCAGAATATATTCAATACATAGAACAAGCATAAATGCAACTCCAGATGTTAGGAGAGTTGTAGACTTAGCTCCTTCCACAAGTACAAGAAGAATACAGATTGAGGATGGAGGTAGGTACAGTATTAATTTGCCTGCTAATAAATTAGCCATAGCAAATAGAAGTACTGGAGTTAGGAAATACCTAAATGAATTTGAACCTGAACATGAATCTACTACAGAGAAGAGTTGGACACTTAACTCCTCTGAATATTATAGAATATACTTTCCTGATGGGAACTACATACAGGTTGGCAATAAAGAGGGGACAGTTATTACCATTAGTATAAGGTATAGTAATCAAGCAACTATAACAGTAATTGGAGATATTGCTGCCTTATATGACTCTAATACAGCCCATGTGACATATACTGATAATGGCTTATCAGGAGATTCAGTAGACCCTACTGAGTTATTATATGTAGGGGGTGAAGAAGTAGTATTTGGTACAATGGCTCAAAAAGATAATACTCTGTTCCTTGGAGACATCGAGACAAAAAGAAAAACTCTTGACTCTACTATTAGAGGCTACTTCAAAGGCAAGAGCATTACCTTCTCTACCTATAATAAGAGTATAAGTTCTCCAGAAGCCAAGGGCTACTATCCTTATAGTAACCAACTCAAGATGAACTCTTATCAGTTTAAGACATTCAAATATCTTGAGTATTACAGATTTGGTATTCAAGCTCAGCACTATACAGGTAAATGGTCAGAACCTATATGGATTAATGATGTTAGAAACACTGTTCATATAGATACTACTTTCTATGAAGATAACAAGATAGGATTGCCAGTAGCTGAGTTTACATTAAATGATGCCACTATTATTGACAGGCTTCTTGACAATGGGTATGTTAGAGTGAGACCTGTTGTAGTATATCCTACCATTAATGATAGAGAAGCTGTATGTCAAGGTATTCTCTGCCCTACTGTATATAATATATCTGATAGATTCGGTAATTCCCCATTTGCACAGTCATCTTGGTTTACAAGACCTAATGCACCATTTGATGAGTATAAGGCTTCTCATTACAATCAAAATAGTGAAGGTGCTTGGGGTGGAGACTGGATTGGGTTAGGTCAATTCTTAGGAAGTCCATCTGCATATTCAAGGGCAGGCATCATGTCTAATAACAGAACTATAGTTACTTCAGGAGAAACACAATACAATATTGATGTAGTTAATAAGGGAGCTTGGGCTGAATTTAGGCATAATAGACCTATTCCAGGCAATAGCAATAGGAATGCAGAAATCCAATGTATTTGGAATCCTCCTTCTGGTCCTTATGTTATGGATACTGCAACTGACTCAGATGTTGCAAGTTGGGTATCTAACAATGCAGAGAATTACTACATTGACCAATCAATACTAACTTTCCACTCACCTGACATTGAGTTTGATAATGAAGTAAGAAGTATTGATACATCAGGATTGAAACTGAGGATAGTAGGTATGATTCCTCTAACTGCATTTGCCTCAGATATTGATATTCAGACTTCTACCCCTGTTAATAACTTCTATAATAGTTCAGAGTTGCCTGCTGGATTCTACAAAGAGCCTGTGGGTGTAGAGAATGATTTCAGCCATGAGGGGCTTTATAACCATCTTGGTGATTCCCATTTTGGATGGAGAGGATTAATCTCTGGAGCATTCTGGTTTGATGAAATAACTGCATACAAGAAAGATACAGGCAATACCAAGCACTATACTACTGGATTTGTTGTATATCCTTGGCACAGAAATGGCTCACTTAATAACACTAAGTTTGCTACTGATGGGTATAGGTCAGCTATGCTTGACAAGAAGAAGATGTCTAATATAAGGTATTCATATAAGTCAGTCTACTTGGATTCAGGTAATATATGGAATGCTTATATAAGTGGTAATAGTGCAAGAACTGGTATATCAGGAGTTGCAGTATTTGATTCTAATGAAGTGTCACTTGTTAGATTACCTGCACAAGAGAACTCAGGTCTTACAGATATTAACTACTATGGTAATGTAGATAAGCTTCTTACTATCTCAAGAATTGGTGATAAGAAGGATGGTTATCCTATTATGACTACTGGAGTTCAAAGTGCAGAGACTAATGCACATACTCTGTTTAGTAGTGGGTATATGCAGGTAGATAGTAGATTTACTGACCAAATTACAGGTATTGACCCTGTTAGAATCAAGTATAAGTCTACTCCTCATGCTGTATTAGCTCTAAACTATACTACATCAGGTGCTCAGAGGATATTACCTAATATCAAGGATGGTGATTATGATAATACTTGGCTTGTAAATGCACAGAACTCAGGTGCTCCAAGTGGACAACATATGTATTGGGATAAGTCAGGAAGTACCAAGAGTGTATCACAAGATACTATTATTACTGGTGTCCCAAGAGGTCCTATATTTGCTGTACCAAGTATCCAACATGGATGGCTATGGTTAGGAGAATTGTATAATGATAGTGTACAGAATAGGTTTGGAGGTCAGACAGAAGAGGCATTTGAAAATAATGTATGGCTACCTTGTGGAGACCCAATTTCTCTTGTAGATACTAACAATGGAGTTAAGGGCAGTGTTACTATCAGGTGGGAAGAAGGTGACACCTATTTCCAAAGATATGACCATATCAAGACTTATCCTTTCACTCTTGAAGACCAGAATGCAGTAACTGATATTGTATCATTCATGTGTGAAACAAGGGTAAATATTGATGGTAGATATGATAGGAACAGAGGACAGACAAGTAATTTCTCAATCACTCCTGAGAACTTTAACTTGATAAATGATGTATATTCTCAACCTAATAATTTCTTCAACTATAGGACAATTAATCCAAACAAGCTGAACTTGGATAACTTCCATAATTCAATTACTTGGACTAAGACTAAAACTGCTGGAGAGTTAATAGATACTTGGACTAACATTACTCTTGCATCTACTCTTGACCTTGATGGAGATAAGGGAAGTGTAAGGGCACTGAGAAGGTTTAATAACAATATGCTTGCTTTCCAAGATAGAGGTATCAGCCAAATCCTGTATAATGAGAATATGCAAATTTCTTCTACTGATGGAGTCCCTATTGAGATTGCAAACAGTGGAAAGATTAATGGTAAGAGATATATCTCTGATAGAATAGGATGTACTAATAAATGGTCTATGTGTGAAACACCTAATGGTATTTACTTTATAGATGACATTACAAAAGGCATATTCTTATTCAATGGTCAGTTGGGTAATCTATCTGATAGGTTAGGCTTCCACTCTTGGATTAACAGAGCTTCTGATAGTATAGATATATGGAATCCAGTAGACTTTGATGGATTTGTTACCTACTATGACAAGGTTAATGGTGATATATTCTTTATTAGTAAAGATGAGTGTTTAGCATTCTCTGAGCCATTAGGTCAGTTCAGCTCATTCTATAGTTATGAGAAGATGCCTTACTTTACTAACCTTGAAGACAGAGGAATTGCTCTTAATGTTGAAGGTACAGGTACATTATACAAACCTTGGTTGCATAATGAAGGAGACTATAATATGTTCTTTGGAGTATATCAGCCATTCTACACTACCATAATAGCTAACCCAGATATGCCTGTAGATAAGATATTCAATAATCTTGAGTTCAGGTCAGATAGCTGGGACAAGAATGGTAATCTGCTTAATACAACATTTGATACTCTAACTGTATGGAATGAATATCAACAAGGTACTTCTACTCTGAATAATATCTTAGGAAGACCTTCTGACTTAAAGAAGAAGTTTAGAATTTGGAGGGCTAACATACCAAGAGCTAATGCTGTTGGTTCTACTAAGAAAGGTAGAGATAGAATGAGAAATCCTTGGTTATATATCAAGTTATCTATGGAAGGAGAGAATGTAAATAAGACTGTATTGCATGATATGATTGTGCATTACTTTGAGTAATAATAGGGGGAAGGTAAGTTTATTACTTATCTTCCCTTTACTTTTTGGATAATATCCTTGTATAATTCAAATACTTTGTCTATCTTTGCAAACAAATTAGTATGATATGGCTAAAAGAAAAGTTATAAGAAAGTCTAACAGACCATTTACATACAACCCTCATTACTATGGTTGGGGTGGTGATTTCAAGGCTGCTATGGGTGGCACAGGAGCATTTGACTTAAAGAATACTTTTAGTGGGGGCAATGTTGCTGGAATGCTAAAGGGAGGCTTGGCAAGTGGCATAGGTAGTGCAGTAGGTAATATTGCAGGTGGTGCTATTGGAGGAGGACTTGAATCAGGTGCAGGTAGTGCAATTAGTAATATTGGAGGCACTATAGGTGGTGCAGTAAGTGCAGTAAACCCTCTAATAGGGGGTGTCATTTCTGCTGGTACTGGCATTATAGGAGGTCTTGTAAATAGGATGTTTGGCTCTAAGTTAAATGAGGAGAAAATTGCTGAAGTTGAGGGAAGCAACAAAGCTATAAATACTGTTATGGTAGATAGTAGTAGTGCTGATTCAGTTATGGACCAGTGGGCTAATCAGGACTTTGGGGCAGACTTCTCCAAATCAGATATTGGTAAAGATGGTTGGTTTAGCAATAAGGCTAAAAACAAATACAAGAAACTAAAGAAGCAACAAGATATTGCAAGAAATAGAGCATTGACTTCTTATGAGAATGCAGCAGATGCAGCAGATACTCAGTCTGACCTTAATGCTATGGCAAGCTTTGCTGCCTTTGGTGGTCCTCTTGGTATATGGGGAGGATATGGAAGTGGAGCAATAGGCTATGAGTTAGCTAAAGAGAACTTAGGTATTAAGGCTCTTAATGCTGCAAATAAAGGTAAGCTGACTTCACTACCTAACTCATTTGAATCACCAGAATTGAATACTTTTGCTAAAGGAGGTAAGATACATATCAAGCCTGAGAATAGGGGTAAATTCACTAAGTATTGTGGAGGTAAAGTTACTTCAGAGTGTATTGCAAGGGGTAAAAGAAGTAGTGACCCTGCTGTAAGGAAGAGAGCTACTTTTGCTGCTAATGCAAGGAAATGGCATCATGCTTTTGGAGGAGATTTACTTACTAATGGTGCTGAGTGGGACAATGGTCTTAGAATAATTGGAAATGGTGGAATCCATGAAGAGAATCCAATGGAAGGTGTACCTATGGGAATGGATGCAGAAGGAACTCCTAATCTTGTAGAGCAGGGAGAGGTAATCTTCAATGATTATGTGTTCAGTAACAGGATGTTTGCTGATGGTGGTCTATTGGAGAGCTTTAATCTTCCTAAATCTTATGATGGTTATTCATTTGCTGCAATAGCAGAGAAGCTGGGAGAGGAGTCTAAGGAAAGACCTAATGACCCAATAAGCAAGAGAGGACTTCTAAGTTCTATGTCCAGACTGCAACAAGCCCAAGAGACTGTAAGACAACAGAATCAAGTAGGTCAAGAAGGAGTACAATATGCTCATGGTGGTAGAATGGGCACATTATTTGATGGTCTTGGTGATATGCCTAACTCCTTAGATGGTGTAGATCATGGAGATTGGCAAGACTATGGTACTCTATTAGAGCCTATTAATGCAGAAGATTTATGGAATGAATATGGTGCTGATGGAAGTGATGAAGGAGATACTGATAATAGCAGTAAATTAACTTGGCTAAGATATGCTCCTGTAGTAGGTGCTGCAATAGGATTAGGTCAGAATTTATTCAGTAAGCCAGACTATACAAGTGCAGATGCAATACTTGAAGCAGCTAATCAAGCAGGTAATTATACTCCAGTAGGCTATACTCCAATAGGTAATTACTTGCAGTATAGACCTTTTGATAGAAACTTCTATTTGAATAAGCTCAATGCACAAGCAGGTGCTACAAGAAGGGCTATTATGAATACTACAAGTCCTTCAAGAAATGCAGCCTTACTTGCAGCAGACTATAATGCTTTAGGTAGATCAGGAGACCTTGCAAGACAGGCTGAAGAGTATAACTTGGCACAAAGACAAGCTGTTGAGACCTTTAATAGAGGTACTAATATGGCTAATGCTGAGATGGGACTCAAGGCTGCAATGGCAAATCAAGAAGCTGCATTAAAGGCAAGAAGTTCAAGACTAAGTGGTGTTGCACAGGCTATGGCAGTAAGAGATGCTGTTGATGCAAGGAGAGGTGCAAGTATGAGTGCTAACCTTACTAACTTCTTTAATTCTCTTGGAGATATTGGTAGAGAAGAGTATAGCAGAAATATGATTATGAGTAATCCTGCACTATACTACTCTATTGATAGCAAGGGTAATGTTACATATAAGAATGGATATGAAAATCTTAGTGAAGCAGAGAAGAAGGAAGTAAGAGATGCTGCTAATAAAGCTAAGAAAAAGAAAGCTAAGGGTGGTTATTTAACTATTAAGAAGAAGTAATATGGCTAATTATAGTTTAGTAATAAATTCACAATTCAAGCCATTCTCTTATCAAGAGATGCTGACTCCAACCTTGATGGCTACTCAGGCTCATCAAGAGTTGGAGAACCAGTATGGAGAGCTTGCTACTAAGGCAAGTGTATGGGAGGAAATGGCTAATGAACAGACTGACCCTTATGCTTACAAGATGTACAAGACCTATGCAAATGACCTTGAAGAGCAAGCAGGTCAATTAGCAAGAGAAGGACTTAATGCTGCAAGTAGAAGGGATATGCTCAATATGAGAGCAAGGTACAGTAAGGAGATAACTCCTATTGAACAAGCCTATACAGCAAGACAGAAACAAGCAGAAGAACAACAAAAAGCACTTCTTCAAGACCCAACATTGATGTTAAGTAGAAGAGCTTCAACCACAAGTCTTGATGACTATATAAGGAATCCTCAATTAGCCTATGAATCATATTCAGGCAAGCTAATTACTGCACAGGCTGCAAGTGCTGCATCTGCATTAGCTAAGGAAATGCAAGAGAAGCCAAGGAAATGGAGAAGCATCTTAGGTAATTCATACTATGAAACTATGATGCAAAAGGGCTTCAGTTCTCAGGCAGTATTACAGGCTATACAGGATAATCCTAATGCTGCTCCTCAACTTACAAGAATTGTTGAAGATGCTATTAATTCAAGTGGTGTTAGAAACTGGGGAGACCAAGCTACTATTGCAAGGGCTATTGACTATGCTAAGCAAGGTCTATGGAGTGCAGTTGGTGAGACTCAATATCAGACTCTTGATAATTGGAGAGCTAAGATGGCTGAACAAGAAGCTATGCAGATTAGAGCAGATAAGAGAAGAGCTAATGCTGCTCAGCAGGCAAGACTTAATAACTTAGCCATCAATCCTTTGAACATCTACAGCAGTAGAGAATTAAGTAAGGATGAGAAGAAGTACAATGATGACATGAAAAAGTATTCCAAGTACTTCTATAAAGAGAATGGTCAATGGAAGATGAATTATAAAGGATGGAAGGCTTACAATGATAAGAGATATATCCTAGGAATAACACCTCCATCAACAGGTATCCAAGTAGCTCAAGGTCAATATGTTGATTCTGATTTCAAGAGGTTCATTGATAGATTAGGTGGCAAAGGTGCTATAAGTTCTAATAGCTTTGGTCCTAATCAGAAAGTAAATGTTGGAAAATTATGGGGTAGATATGCTGATTATTCTCCAGCAGCAAGAACTGCAAGATATGATGCTACAAGAGTTACTGAGTATGACTACCCTATTGCAGATGCTCAACAAGGTGATATGAAGGATGCTATTATGACTGCTGGCAGAGGATTAAGTCTCAAAGAGGTAGATTATGATAGCAAGTCTAAGCAATTCAAGGATACAGGTGAGAAAATCACTATGAAAGACTTGAAGAGTGATAAGTACAAAGTAACTGCTACAAGATTCAGTCCTTATGGTACTACTGTAATGATACAAGATGATAAAGGTAATGTGAGAAGATTCAGAATGCCTGCTGGTGTCAATACAACTAATGAACAGAATAGAGATAGGGCAATGGCTGCTGCAAATCAATGGCAACAAGTAGTCAATACAGGACAATATACTGATGCAAGAGGTAATGTACATCAAGCTACTCCAGATGAAATTGCTTATGCACAGCAACAATATGCACAGGCTATACAGCAAGCCTACTTATTCCATTCTCAATTAGGAGTACAGAATAAGACAAAAGAACAAGAGTTTAATCCTTATGGATATTAAGATATGGCAAAAGAAACTAAAGTAAAGGATATAGATATTACTAAGAGTGGTCCAATGACTTTCAGAGATTTGCAGAAAGCAAATCAAGAGCCATACACTAACCTTAGTCCTGAGTTTCAGTCATTCAGCATGAATGTAGGAGCAAATACTGCCCCTACTTCATTGTATGATGCAAGGGCACATGGTGAGCAGATGGTTGCAACTTCATTAGAGGGAACTGCTACACCTTGGGGTGAAAGCATGTTTGATGAGCCTACTGCAACTGAAGCACAGTTTCAGGAGTTAGGGGATATAAGAGCTAATAACCAACCTTGGTATGCACAAATAGGAGCAGGTCTTGCTAAAGGTGCTATACTTGCAGGTACTACTTTCCTTGATGGTACTGTAGGTTTGATATTTGGAGCTGGTACTGCAATAGGTGAAGGTAGATGGTCTGGTCTTTGGGATAATGACTTCTCTAAAGCTATGCAGTCTGTTAATGAATGGTCTGAGCAGGCATTACCTAACTATTACACAAGAGCAGAACAAGAGCAGCCTTGGTATGAAAATATCTTCACTGCTAACTTCTTAGGTGATAAGTTTATCAAGAACTTAGGTTTCACAGTAGGTGCTTTTTATAGTGGTGGTGTTACTGCTGCTGGATTGAAGGTAACTAAGTTACCTCAACTCATTGGTGCTATTGCTAAGTCTTCAAAGACTCCAGCAATAGTTAATACTGCTGTAGGTGCTACTATCTCAGCAGTAAATGAGGGCAGAATTGAAGCACTCAATAATAGTAAGGATTGGTTTGAGCTTCATAAAGCACAGCTTGATGACAGTCTAAGGGAAAGGTTAGATGCAATACAGGCTGAATATGAAGCTAATGCAGGAAAGGAGCTTGTAAGAAGTGGTGTAGAAGGCAATCAGTTTGTAGACCCAGCTTATGTAAAATATCAAGATGCTATTGCAAGAGAAAGAGAAGCTTACAATGCAGCACTTGGTAAACTAAATGAGGATAGATTAAAGATGGGTAATGCAGACTTGCTTATGAATATACCTATCCTTACTGCATCCAATATAATTCAGTTTGGCAAGTTATATGCTAATGGATTCAAGACTGCAAGAAAGGCTACTAATATAGTAGGTAAGGCAGGAGAATATACTGCTGGTACTACAAGATTAGGTGCTGCTACTGCAATAACAAAGGGTGCATTATCTGAAGGTACTGAGGAAATGGCACAAGGTGCTGCAAGTAGAATAGCAGGTAATTATTATTCTACTGATGTAAACAACTTTTATAAGTCAAAGACTGACCCAGAGGCTGCACAGGAGACTCTAAGTTGGACTAAATCATTTGCTGAGGGAATCAATGAGACAGTAAATGATGGCTCTGTGTGGGAAGAGTTCTTTATTGGCTCTTTGACAGGTGCATTAGGTATGCCAGGATTCAGAAGTGTAAGAAATGCACAAGGTGGTATCCAGTCTCCAATCACTATTGAGGGTGGTGTCATAAATGAATGGAGAGACTACAATGAGAAGATAGCAAGAGAGAATGAGATTGCTAATTACATGAATAGCAGAATAAACTCTCCTGAATTTAAGAACTACTATCAAGGTCTTATTAGGCATAATAAGTATCAGAATGATATGAATAGAGCTGCTGAGGAAGGTGATGAGTTCAACTTTAAGAATGCAGAACATGCTCAATTAGTATCTGATATTGCCATGTTTGATAATGCAGGTAGAATGGAAGACCTTACTACCTTAATTAACACAGCATTTGATACATCAGATGAGAATCTTGCCTCTATTGTGGAAAACACTACAACTACTCTTGAAGATGGCTCTAAGGTAGGTCCATTTGTTGATAAGAATGGTAATCCTATGTATGCTACCCCAGAAGGTAAGCAGGAAATGATAGAGAAGTTGCAGCAGAACCATGATGAAATGACCAATACTATCAACAATTATCTGAAGATAAAAGATGAGCTTGATATTAAGACAGGTCAGCAATTATCAGATGACCAGCTTGAAGAATTGACTTGGATGAAGTCTCAGATAGGTAACTGGTCTGAGAGAGCAGCAGCCATGTCTGGAGAGGTAAAATCTGCAATAGGTAGTGTATTAGGTAACTTAGATTCATTCCTTAGATTTAATGAGCAAGTAAGAGAGTTTGAAGGTCAAACTCATGCTGATTTAACTGATAGATACAGACAAGCAGATGAAAATGTAAGAGCTATTCAAGGTGCAATAAATACTCTTAATCTTGTAAGAAGTCAAGATGATAAAACATTGGCTCATACATTGGCAACTAATCCTAAGTTTGTAGATGGTCTTGTTAAGGAGATTAATGAGGTAGATGAGACTGTACTTAGTGCAGATGAGAAAGAAGATATTACAACCAAGCTGAATGATATTGTTAAGTTAGGTAATGCCTCAAAGACATACAATGCAAAGCTGAAAGAGTATCTTGAGAATCCTCAGAAGCAAGTAGAAGACCATGCAAGAGCTGATGAGCAAGCTGTGCAACAAGAAGCTAAGAAGAGGTCTGATGACTTGAAAGTATCTTTGAATGCTGCACAGAATTTACAGGAGTTCAGGGGCATCATAGATACCCAAGATGATATAGAGAATAGGGATAGAGTTCTAAAAGAACTTGAGGATGAAGGCAGTGAGATGGCTAAGAACTACAGAGAAACTTCACAATACAATAATGAGGTGAGAAGAGTTCTTAATGAGTCAGATACAGAACCACAAGCTAAACAAGATGTTATGAAGCTCCTTCAAGACCAGTTCAGTAACTCTGAAAACCTTGAACAGTTAGCTAATCCCAACTCAATTTACATCAATAATGAGAATGCCTTTGACGAAGATTCTGAGGGTGATGTTGAGTTGTCTGCAACAAGATTCCAAGAGGCTCAATATGCTTTGCAGAATGCAATGTCTCAGGTAAATAATGATAATAGATTCAAGGATAGATTCTCACCTGAATATAAGAAGCCTGTAGAGAAAAGAGAGGGGGCTGTAAGAGGTGATGATAGAAGAGATACTACAGGAGATAGTGGTACATCTACTACTCCTACTGTAGCAAGTAGTGAGGACTTACCTACAACAGAATTACCTGTAGGTAATATAACTGCTGAGATGGTTAATGAGGAGAATAAGAAAGCCAATGAAAGGGTAGAGACTCCACAAAGACCAAGTAGAGATACTCTTAATCAATTCTATAGACCTGCTATACCTGAACTGCACATAGAAGCAAGTAAGGAAGGAGACTTTAGACCATTTGATATAGTAGTAGGTGAGAGAGAAAAGAATGTAGACTTCTCTGGCATTTATGGTTATCTAAGAGACCAAGGAGCATTCAGATATATAAATGAAGGCAATCTAAAAGCAGGTGATGAACTTGTCTTTATGATTGACCCAGACTTCAATGACCACACTATCTTCATTGTAGACAGAAAGAATAACCAAGTAGTAGGTAGTTTGGATGAGTCTGATTATAGTGTTTCAAGGTATGAGGGTCTGAAGGGTCTTGAAGAGAAGATAAGAGGTGAGTATGCTAATAGGCAGAATAAGACTGGTAAGTTCATTGCCACACCTGTTACAAAGGTATCTAAGGTAATGGTAGGTAGAGTTCCTTATGGTAATACTGAAAGGAGTTTATCTGAAATACCTAATGTATCTTCAACTGATAGAAAGCCTATCTTTGGTATTATAAAGAATGGTGTTCTTACTACTAATAGTAAGATTGATGATAGTCTTATTATCAAGCCAGTGGATATGAGCCAAAAGGAAGGTAGATTATATCTGCTTATACCTAATGGAGCTGGTAAGTATTCTCCTGCTGCTGTAAGAGTTAAGCACTTCAATAATGAAGAGTTCAATCTGAATGATAGCAACATAAGTTCTACTCCTGTTGGAGAAGACATAAAGAATGCTATTACTAAGTTATCAACTGCTACATCACAGGATGATGTATCTGCTGCTATGCAAGACTTAGCACAAGACTTGTATATGCAGGATATTATGGTTACTTGGTTCAGTAGTAGGGCAGGTGATGGTATTGTTATCAGTAAGAAGGTAAGAAAGCCAGATGGTACTTATGAGAAGGTAATCATTAATGGAAAGGAGCAAATCAAGGAGGATAAGTATGATGTATATTTCTCTACAAGTAGTAAGAGTGCAGAGATTGGGGGTATAAACTTTGATGTAACTGCTCTTGAGGATTTAGGAGATACAAGTGCATTAGGTACTCCTAAGAATCCTGAGGATATATACAATGAGATACTTGGACACCTTATTAAGTTTAATCTTCCTTTGCAGGTCAGCACAAGGAGAATAAATGAAGGTGCATACAACAATAGATTGATAAACTCTAATATCCTTACTTCAAATATTACTGAGGCTTCAGTAAGAAGTAATTGGTTTACAACTGATTACTTTGATAATGAAGGTAATTTACATCAGGCTATAAGTCCAGCTTCTGTAGCTCCTCAACCTAAGAGGAAAGTAGAATCTCCTGTAGGAGGTACTGAGGGTGCTATTGCAGGCACAAGAATAGTATCTGTATTCTCAAATAAGCCATACTATGTAGACTTAAAGACAAATACCATCAGAGATGACCAAGGTAGGGCTGTAGAAGTTACTGACAGTAATAGAATATTATTTGACTTAGCTTGGGCACAAGATAACTTTGGGGATGCTACAACATCATCAATGATGGTAGATAACAAAGTTCTTACTCCTGATGGCAAGGTGCTTGATAGAAGTAAGCAGGCATATCTCAGTGGTCAAGAGGCACAAGATGTTAAGGATACTATTGCAGGTAGGAAGAAAGAAAGAGAAGATAGAGTTGCTAAGGAGGTTATCAGTGAAATATATGAGAACCAAAAGAGAATAGATAAGACAAGAACTGATGGAGAGTTTTATTATGTACTTGAAGATGATGGTGAATACCACCAATATAGTAGAGTGCATAGTAGATTAGGTTCTAATTGGGTAGAATCTCCTAAGCAAACAGAGGCTCTAACACAAGTAAGAACCAAGTTATCACAGTTAGTTGATACTCCTGCTCAATTTGATAATTACTTGAAGTTCCTTGAAAACAAGTATAAGGTTAGTCTTGATGGTTATCAAGGAAAGACTGATGCCAAGAGTAGAGATACTATTGTGAATATAGTAAGAGATAAAATGTCTGGTACTAATTCACAAAGAGCACTTGATGCTGGCTCAGCAATAGATAGTATTATCAGACAGTACTTTACTATAAGGGATGTATCTAAGATAGTGAAACCATCCAATATGTCAGAGAGTGCTTTCATAGATTTAATTACTACTCTTAATAGAGTTAAGTCAAATATGGAGCAAATGGGAGAAAGATTCCTTGCTGACAATATTGTATTATTCCAAAAATATCCTGATGGTACAAGAGTTGCAGGTGAGGTTGATATTCTCTCTGTTGATAAGGATGGTAACTTTAGAATCTATGATGTAAAGACAAGTAGATACAGCTTCTATGACTTTACAGACAGGTATGGTCATAAAGTTAATTACTTTACTACTCCATCTGCTACTCAGAGAATGAGTGCAAAGGATTACTATACTTTACAACTTTCTGCTTACAAGAACTTATTTGAATCTCAGTATGGTGTACCAGTTACTAAGTTAGCTGTAATGCCATTTGTATTGAGTTATGATAAGGAGAATGTATCAGCAGTACAAGGTGAGAGAGGTATTTCTATTACATACAATCCTGCTGTTAATGTGCCTTTAGCAAGTGCAGTTAGAGTAAGTAAACCTACTGAAGCTCCTGCTACTCCAGCACAAACTCAGACAGTATTACCTATCTTTGAAACTTCATTAGAGACACAGAACCCTATTGAAGATTTAACACCTGAACACAGTATGAATAATGCTGATGAAGGAGTAGGTTACTTTGAGCTGGATGGCAAATTACATAAGGGATATGTTACACCACTTGCTGTAATTGATGGGGTTGAAGTTCATGTAACTAAGATTCCTAATATTACAAAGGGATTTGGTAGGGCAAATGAAGTTGCCCATGTAGCTTCAAACAGCTTCTATGCAGTATTCCCTAATGGTAAGACATTCTTATTCTTGAAGAATAATCCTGTGCAGGGGGGTATGACCCAATCACAAGTTGAGGATGCAATTAGAAAAGGGCTTGGAGCTAAGCCACAGAAAGTTAAGGAATTAGCATCAGAAAAGACTATATTGTTTGACCCTGATGCAGTGCCTACTGTAAGTGCTACTCCTATCACTACTGTGGAAACTCCTGCAACTATTAATCAAGGTAATACCCAGACAGGTGCTGCCTATACTGCCCAAAAGGAACAGGCAATTAATGACCATGATGAAGAGTTTGAGGATGAATTTACTTTAAGAAGAGTAGATGACACAGAAGCTATAGTATGGAATCAGGAAAAGGAACTTAATTGGTTAAGTAGAGTATTACCTCAATTAAGTGAGAATGATAAAGTACAAGTAGTAAAAGGTCTTATTAAAGTAGGCAGACAAGGTGCTTTAGCCTGGGGACAATTTGATAAAGGTGTAATCACATTGTCCAACATAGCTGCTGAAGGTACTGCATACCATGAAGCATACCATGCTGTATTCAATCTTCTTCTTGACCAAAATGAGAGACAGGCATTATATAATGAGGCAAAGAAGTTATATGGTGAGAAGGATAATCTCTCTCTTGAGGAAGATATGGCAGAAGGATTTAGAGAGTATGTAATGACAAGACAGAATAGGGGCTTAGGTAAGAGAATACTTGATTTCTTCAAGGAACTCTTTGCTAAGGTTACTAACTGGAATAACTTTAGACCTTCCTTGATAGACTACTATAGAAGAATTAATGAAGGTAAGTATGCAGATAGTACATTCAAAGTTCCTACTATCAGTGAATTAAGAGGTACTACTTCAACTACTACATCATTTAATACTTTAAGTGATTCTATGCAAGAGAATTTATTGAAGAAAGGTTGGACAGCAGAGAAGTTTGACTCAATCTCTCAAGAAGAAAGAGACCAAGCTGTTAAATGTATAGCTTTTTAATCAGTAGGATGAAATTTTTTATTAGGGGGTAAATGTTACTCCCTTTTATTTTATGTAAAAAAAAATAGGGAGAGGAGTAAAACTTAATTTACTCACTCTCCCTATTTGCTTTATTGCTTAAAGAATGGAATACCTTCCTCAGGATGCAAACCTCTATAAATAGTTTTGTTCATTGGAATAAGTGGAGATTCAAAGAATAGTCTTGTTGCCTTAGACTCTCCTTCATATCTTCCTGACTGTATCAAAGCATCTTCTCCAGCAAATACTTCATAATTAAATGGATTCACTATAAGTCCAATTAAATCAAGAGTATTCTCAAGAGTATTAATACCAGCAGCAGGAGACTTTATAATCTTCAATCCTTCACTAACCATTTGAGGTCCTGGAATCAAAACTCCTAATTCAGTATATAGTCTTCTTGCTTGATACTCTGCCATCTTAGCCAACCAAGGTCTATCCTTATCATCTGACCAGTCCATAAGACCAAGTACAAGTGCTACTGCCAAGAAGTGTCCTACCTCAGTTACAGCTCTTTTGATGTTTGCTTTCTCAGTCTTGGAAAGTTGATTCCAATTTGCAGCTAATGTAAACTGACCTTCTTTCAATTCCTTAGCAAGCTGCATCAAGAACCTGCCTGTGGTATTATAATAGCCTTCTGTCCATGCTTGCAGGTCATAGTTATATGTAGCAGACTTGAATCTTCTGTTCAAAGATGGTCTAATCCACTTTCTAAACATAACACCCATTCTACCTATAGCCAATCTTTGTACTGCACTTCTATCAGCCTTATTATAAATACCGTGCATTCTCTGATTTATAGCAGCAGACTTTCTACTAAATGCTATAATATCATCTCTTGTAAATGCAGACCCATCCTCCTTAGTATAACCCTGCTTTAACTGTAACTTAGCACCTAATTTCTTGTTATTCTTATCAATAGGAACCACTTCCATAGCATCCCATAGAGACACTATTTTACCATCAGGAGCTTTCATTTTATAAGCATCTGCAAGTGCTAATGAGGTTCTATTCTGCATCCAATGTTCACCAGCATTATTCATCATAAATAAAGTAGATGTTTCAAACATTCTACTAAACCAAGTCTTTCTGTCAAAATTTACATTTTTAACATCAGTCTCATATTCTTGTAGAACATTAAATAATTCATCCCATAAAGCAAGCTTACTTGTCTTAACTCTGTTACCAATCTCTGCAAGATACTCAGGTAATGCTTGACCATAGTTTCTATCAGCTCTTAAAGTATTTGACTCGTTGAAGAACTCTCCAGAGAAAGATTCAATCCTCATCATAACTCCACCAGTAGCCACATTGGAAATACCTGATAGCACATTGACAGCTAATGTATTAAGAGAAGTCATCCTATTAACAAAGTTAGCTACCTTTCCTTTATCAATTTTAGTATTACCAAATGTGCCTTCATCAGCCATGTATCTGCCATAGACTTGCATCTCAAAGAAGTCATTTAGTCTTTGCATGAATCTTGTTTCATCACCAGACTTAGTGAGAGTAGATTCTACTCTCCTACCTACAGACTTAAACTTCTCAACCAGTGGTTTACCACCTCTTGTCTGTATAATCTCCCTCTCCTTTAGCATATCCCTACCAAGCTCAAGAACATCAATTACTTTATTCATTTCATTGAAGTCATTAGCCATAGCTGCATAAGCTGTGAGAGTAGATACTATATCAGTAGATAGGTCATTAGGGCTTTCACCCTCTTTCATCTTAGTATAGTAGATAGGAAGTACTTGTACCTCTTTACCTTCAAAGTCCTTTACTGTAGCCCTATCTCCAAACTCAGTATCATCTGTTCTTCTAATGAATTGGTCTTTAACAGCTTCCCATACTTGTGTACTACCTGACTTTACACCATCAGATGCCTTTACTCTTTCAAGTAAGTCCTTTCTGATTTTAACTGCATTAGTTAAGGTAGTGTACTTGTCAGGAAGGTATGAATCCAGCTTAGCTTTTATCTCCATAACCTTGTCATAGTATTCCTTTTGAACAGGAGTCAAATTCTGATAAGCCTTATTGCCATAGATTGATACTTTAGGTTGCTTCTTTCCATTGACTACTTCCATATTAGCATCAAACCAAGCTTGTCTCTCCTTTCTATACTTTTCTGCATTATCCCTCACAGGATTCTTACCATACTTCTCATTAAGAGACCTGAACATTTCCCTGACTTTCTCCTTGAATAGACCTTGGTTAATCTCAGAGATATAATTACCTGTAAGATTACCTTTACTGTCTCTTTCAAACATCCAATCAGTGTTCTTAACTCCAGCTTGCTCTAACTTAATGGTAGTAGCTTGAAGCTCCTTCATAACATTGATAGTTTCCAACCTTGCATTTTCTTTACTCTTCTTGACAGCCTGGTCCATAACTTTCAGCATATAATCTGAAGAGTCTGCCATAGAATCAAGCCATCTATCAAAGAAAGATATGTCCTTGTCAGCTATCTTAACCAAGTCTTCAGCACTCATAGTCTTGCCCTTGAACTTGCCAAAGGGAACAGTTACACTCTCTCCTACAAAAGGTTTAATAAAATCAACAAAGAGGGGCATTGATACTTCATTGTACCTTACAAACAAGTCCCCAAGTAATGTAGTTGTATTATCCAATACTACTCTTACCCTCTGACCATATCTATTGTCTGCATACTTCTCTTCATCAATAAGAGCCTTTCTAATGTCATCAGTAATATGTTTGTAACTATACAAGTAGTTTCTGACATCTCTTAGTACTCTGGCTCTTTCATTAACATTAGTAGCAGGAGTGTTCTGTAGCATAGTAAGTCTGTCACTTACCTTAGATAGTTCCTCAAGAGCATTCTCTACAAAAGTATAAATACCCTCAATCTCATTGTTATCAGCTAATTCAATATCCAATCTATCAATGAGTAACCTTTGATTAGCACTAAACTGGCTATTAGGATTTCTCTTTTCATAAATCTTCAATCTCTTCAACTCATTCTCAATGATTCCTTGAAGTAACTTCTTATCTCTTGCCACTCTCTCTGAGGTACTGTAAAATACTCCACTTGAAGCTATATTGCTAACATCAATAGCCTCATCCATGCTGCCATTAAGTATTTGCTGTGCTAAAGAACCAAAGTTCTTGTCAGCCTCCTTCATGGCTCTTTGTATAGGACTTGCACTAATATTCTTAAAGAAACTCTTAACTGCTTGAATTACTCTCTGTAATAAGTTCTTATAAGGAGCAGATGGAATATTTTCACCTTGGAGAAGATGCTTTGCAAGTAGTTTACCCGCAGCTTCTTTTGCCAACTTAGTCTCATCACTATGATATAAAGTATCATAGGTATCATAGTCCTCACCTATAATTTCTCTTGCCAGCCCATTGGAAGATATATTATTGATAAGTCTTGTGATAAGTGGATTATCCCCCATAGCTTCAATGGCAAAGTGTGCAAATTCCTCAGGAAGTGCTCTCTCACCTTGAATACCATTAGCAAGCCTAATCATTTCAACAAGACCATTTGCTGCATTTCTTGCAACATCAAAATCAGTTACACCATGAATACCCATTCTTCTTTCAAGGTCAGTCAAAGCACCTATCCCTATTCCATGAGACTCAAGAATACCCCTCAACCTGTTATTAAGGTTTTCATTGTATTCCATCTTATCTGCATTAACAGAGTTAAGCCTGTTTCTTTTCTCAACCTTTACTCCAATAAATACTCTTGGAGATTCACTGTCTTGAATCTTAACTATATTAGCCACATAATCATCCCTATACTCTGAGTTCTGATTAAAGGCTATAGCCCTTTGTTTCAACTTCTGATAATTCTCATCATTGTTTACCCACAGAGCTGGTCTGTCCATTCCTTTCTTATAGTACCCAATCTCCCTATTAAGTCTCTCAAGTACCTTAGTTTCTGGAATGACTTTACTGAGATTAGTCTGCTTTAGCAAACTTCTCAATGTAGGTTCATTGTTTTCATCTAATGTTAGCCTTGGATTCCAATCTCTTATAAAAGAGTCAGCTTTTGTAATAAGATATAGTCTTGTAGCTTCACTTCTATTGTTTGAAGTGAAGGACAGCAAGTCCTTAAATAACTTACTGTCCACTACTTGACCATTTCTATTCTTTACCTTTGGAATAATTGCACAACTTCTTGCCATATCTTATAAACTATATAATGTTGGAGCACCACAAATACTATCACCATTCTCATCCTTATACTCTGTATTAGGTTGAATAGCTGTTACATCATCAGCCTTTGGAGCAGAAGTATCAAGAGGAGTACCATATACCTGTTGGAAAGCATCAGTATCTACCTCTGGAATAGAATCCCAATACTCTTGAGGCATATCTTGATAGTCAGGCATAGAATCATAATCAATCTCAGCATCTCCAAGGTCAAATCTTGACAATGTATCTGCATAAGGGTCATAATCTTTCCTGTTCTTATCAATTACAGTTTCCATCTCTTCTACATCCTTACCATATTCATATTCAATAAAGCTGTTTCTGAAGCCTAATGGTTCAATCCTTTCATAGGTTGCAACATTGGTCTGTTCAGTACCTAATGAAGACAGTTTGTAATAGACATAGTTTCCTCTGATTCTCTTACCTATATACTTAAAGAAGTCATAAGCAGGACCATCAGGAGTATCTATCCTTTTCTTGATAATTTTCTTATCTCCAAAGGTAGCATTATCATCAATCACAAATGTAACTTCATCCTTAACTTCATTATCCTCTCCTATGAATTGAACAGAGGCTGTATCAGGGATTTCAGGAACTAACTTTCTATTATCCAAGTGATTATAGACATATTGATCTACAAATTGACTATAATCATCACTTGATGACAAGAGAGTTCTCAATGTACTTATGTACTCTGGGATAGCATTTCTCACTGCCACAGGTGTCAAATGGATGAATGTTGAAGGTCCAAATGCAAAGCCATTTCTATAATAGCTATATCTGAATAGATTAAGAGCAAGTTTCTGAGCTTCTGGGTTATTCATATATAATAGAGATGCCCAATCCCTCATATATCTTTCTCTCAAAGCAGGACTTAACTGACCTACATTCTTAAACACTACTGTGTCTACAGGATTGTTGTCATTTGCCCTAATTACCTTGAGTCTCTTAATAAATTCAAGGTCAGCTATATCCTCATTATCTGTAACCACTCTCTTGAAGTATTCAGGGAAGTTATTGATGAAATCCTTTCTCTTATCAGAGGAAGTTACAATAATATCACCTACTTCTGAGTCAGGGTTTACAATCAATTCAGAACCAAAGAATCCATTCTTTGACATGATATAGGCAAGCAAGTCATTATAAATACTATTCATAGTCTTTACATTCAACTTACCAGTCTTAGTCATGTCTCTAAGGTCATCAATTACAGTTCTGAATGATTCAGTGTACTGAGGAAAATATCTACCAAACATCTTTTCTGTTTGTTTAAGACCTAATGTGTAGAAAGCTTGCAAGAATGGAAGTTTACTGTCTAATAACTCCTCTCTAAGAATACTTACAGCATCTTCTGTATGCACATAGCCTTCAGCCATTTCTATAGAGTCATCAATTACATCAGCATTCTTCAATGGGAACTTGTCATTATTCTCTATTTGGTCTAACAAGTCTTTCACTTTCTGCATCTTCAACTCTGTATCTGCAATAGTAGGACCAGCAGCACCTCCTTGGGTATCAGACCTTGTAGCCTGTACTAACTGTCCCAAAGCATCAGCAGAGTTCATAATTCTCTTGAACAAATATCCAACTGCAACTTGTTTCTGATAGAACTCAATCTTTCTAAAGTCAGAAGTCTGAGACCTGTCAGTAACAGCTTCCTTAGCAAGCATTATATTGTCTGCAAGCTCTTCAATATAGAAGCTATTATTCTTGTAGTTATCATAAGTCAAGTCATTATTAAGAGCTGCCTTATCTTTATATTTACCAAGCACTTCATCAATAATAGTGTCTTTGCCTTTACCTTCTCTACTTTCTCTAAAATAGGTCTGAGTAATCTCTTGAACTATAGGCTGCATCATTAACAGACCTATCTCAATAGGATTATAACCTAATCTTGAAAGAAGCATAGAAGCATCAGCAGTGAAAGTATTCTGATTAAGTGCTGCAAGCACAGGGTCTTTAACATTATCCACAGAAGCAGCCAAGAATCCAGCATTATTCTTTGAGATAAATTCCTTGTCACCATTCATAATATCATGTAAAGATGTAAGTCTCTTTCCATTCAATACAAATGAGCCATTTTCTTCATCCAAAGCCAACTGAGTATGTTGCATCAAAGCATGGTTTGCATTATGGTTGGCATAAATACCAATCAACTTAGCACCAGTCATGTTTTGTTGATGTAACATTACTTGAGTTCTTGGTGATAATGGGTCCATTTTGACCTTTGTTTTCTCTGCCAATTTATCAAGAGTATCAAGGTCTAAGTCAAATAGGTATGAAGCAATAGACTTAGGATAAGACTTTCCACCTTTCTGTACAGTCTTATTAAGTTCTATGCCCATATCTTTTAATGCTTGAGCCAAGTCACTCTCATAAGAATCATTGAGAATAGTCATTATTCTTGCAGACTTCTTCTGATAATCAAAACCACCTGGGTTAAGAATCTTTGAAGCTGTATCTGCATTAGTCAGAACTCCATACATCATATCTATCAGCAAGTTATTTCTTGCCTCAAGACTATTCTCCTGTGGAGATTTATTGAAGTCATACTTTACCTTTACAATCTTACCCTTACCCTGAGAGTATTGCTTTCTTCTTGACTTGAACCACTCCTTGAATCTGTCTCTTGCAGTTTCAGAGAACTGGTACTTTCTGACACCTTGGTCTTGAACAAACTCAATATAATCATCTATATCAAGCTCATCCTCAGGGTGTTTTCTTTGATAGTCTTCAAAAGCAATTCCTATGTTCCTATCAATCTCTTCTACAATGTCAGCATTAGCTGGGTCAGTATAGAAGTCATCCCAAGCATCCTTGATTCTATACCTATCCAGTATTCTAAACTCTGGCAACATGATATACATCTTATCCACATCAAAGTCAGAACCTGATAGAGTAGTAATCTCAGCAGGAAGCATAATTGCAGAACCATTCTGTTGAGGAAGGAATCCCTTAATATACAGAGGAGCTATTGAGTATTTATCCTCTGTTGGAACTCTATATCCAATCAACTTTCTCAAATCCTCAGGAAGTTTAGTTACATCAAGCTGGTGAGTATTTGGGTTCATAAGAGGTTCATAGAACTCTCTACTATATGCAGGCATATAGCACTCAAGATACTTAATCCTCTTGTTAGCACCTTCACCTTCAAACACTACATGAAGTTCATCAGTCAAGCCATAATCAGATACCTGAATTAAAGCTCCTCCTCTAATCTTCTGTTTAGTAATTCTACTCTTGATTACACTATTAAGAAGTGTCTGTACTCTTTGAGATTGTACAGGGTCAAAGAGAGGTATATTGAAGTTATTGTTCTCATCAAGAGTACAAGCCCTCATCATATCCATACCATATCTTTGATTACCTCTTATCTCTTCAAGTAAGATTTCTTCTACCTTCTTTGGGTCTTTGAATATCTTATCTACATCAGCAAATGCTTGAAGAATATTCTCAGTATTGATGGCATTATATAGGTCAAGCCACTCTTTCTTAGTCATCTTCTTACCATTAACCTCAATTGTGACATCAGAGATGTCAGCAGTAATTAGCTTTCTAATCTGAGTACCTACCAACTGAACTGCATCAATAGCATGTTCAGGAGTTGCAGTCTGAATACCATAATCTTCATAAGATACCTTATGTACCACATTAGGATTCTCATTACCAAATCCAATACCTGTGGTATCTTTAAGTCTTTGAATTACATCAGCCTCTGTATTAACATCATTCAAATCTATCACACCTTGTTTTCCAACCTTAGTAGTAGATTCAAACTGAACTACATCAATCTGATTATCTTCCATAAACTTATTTATGGCTTTCAGCTTGCCTGACCTTCCTAAAGGACCAGCAATTAGTTCATGCATAGCAAGTAATAGGAACTCTGAGTTCTTATGCTGTACAGGAGTCTTAATTCCAGTATGACCTTCAATGCCACTGTTATTATTGACTTGTGTATAAACATAAGGCTTCTTAGTCTGCCAAATGATATTGAAGTCTTTAATATTCCAATCTCCATTCTTGAAGTTGTTATATGCTTGCTCCATATCATCTGTCCACTGACCTGACATACCAAGTATTGCCCTATAGGAACTCAAACTTCTGTAAGCCTGAGCATCTGCTACATTCACATTTCTAAACTTGCTGATGATATTATCTCTGTCTATCTTGGTCATTTCATTTCTTCTAACCCTTTCATCAAGTACAGTCTTGATGTCTTCAAGTACAGAAGATACTATCTCATCATCCTTCAAGTAAATAGTTCTTTCCCAATCCCTACCAATTCTCTCACCTTTATAGGTAGCCTTAGTATTCAGTCTAAGGGCAGGAGCATGAACCTCCTTATATCTTTTCTGAAAGTCCTCAAGGTTCTTATAGAAGGCAAGGTCAGTAGTAGTAAGCTGGATAATTTGTGAAGTAGCTAACTTACTATTCCAATAGTATTCCCTAAGTGCATTCTTAGCATTATTCTTAACAAACAGGCTTCTTGAGATTGACTGAGCATCTTTCAATTCCATTTCACCTCTTGTTGCCTTATCTGTCAGCAGATTCTTAATCTGCTCCATTAGGTTATTGGCTTCCCTACTATCAAAAGCACTATTATTGTTATAGGCTCTAAGCATCAGTTCCATATTGGTATTCCACAATGAACCTAAGGCATCTTTAGCCTTAATAAGTGCTTTTGCAGTTATTGCATTCTGCTTGGACTGACCTTCAAAAGGAAGATACTTGTACTTACCATTAGGAAGCTCATCCAATAATCCTACTCTCTGCCAATCTTTGTAGGTCTGTTCAAAACCATCCTCCATCATGTCATTAAGAGTAGTTCTTAGGAAGTTCCTAAGTTCAGCACCAGTACCTTTGGATTTAAGCCTGCTTAGCCTATCAATGAATGTCTCTCCATTGTCATATCTGAGGTTGTTAAGTGTAGGAAGGAACTTAAATTCTGCACCTCCCATACTCTTTATACTACCATCTTTCTTTCTGACAATATCATAGTTGGCAATAGGTTCTACACTCTTATCTCCACTCTGATAAGCCTCATCTCTTTCCCTAACCAACATGATTCTATCATACTCTTGATTAACCAAGTCTACTAACTTGTCAAGGATAACATCATCATAGGTTCTCTTCTTACCATTTTCATCAAGTACATCACCTGTTGTGTACTTTCTGAATCTGATAAACTCAGCAGAAGGGCTATCTGAAAGAATAGGAACATGATACCAAGCATACTTTATACTTGACTTTGCAGAATCAGGGTCTCCCCAATATTCTGTAAGAAGAGCCAAAGTATAATCCAAATCATCCCAATTAGTATAGTCTACCTTATCAGAGTTCAATACTACCTTATGGTTAAGACCTCTTCTCAATTCATCAGACTCTGCAAGCTGTCTTAGCCAATCATTTCTCCAATGACCATCCTTAAAGAACCACTCATAATCCTTGAACTCAGTCTGCATAAACTGTTCAAATCTCTCCTTGTTATTCATAACATTCTTGAGATTCTTAATAAGCTTACCTAAATAGTTAGGAGTAACATGAGAATAGTAAGACTTATCATTCTCTCTAACACTACTTTCAATAGCATCCTCAGTAACTTCTGCCATCATACTTGCAATCATATTGTAAGCAGAGCCAAAAGTATTGATAAGGTCTCCTCTCTTCTCAGTACCATCCTCCCTTGTCTCAGACTTGACTTCACCTTTCTTAATACCACTGAATATGACATTCAATTGTGGTAAAAGAAGCATGATTGGGTCAGTAAATGTGATACCTGGAGCTGTCTTTATATCAGTTAATGCAGTTTTCAATACAGAGGGATTGGCATCAATACCTAACATATGAAGCAACTTCATTATGGTATTCCATACATCTTCTCTCTCCAAGAGTTGAAGTCTGGCTTCTGTATCAAGGTTCTGGAACATATTGTTCAATGTCTCAGTCCATTGTAAACCTTTAGCTGCATTATCCTTGTTTATTTCCCCATTCTTCTCATACACACTATCATCATCAAGCTGTACTCCATTCTCATAGTTATCTCTCCAAGCATCAAGGAGATAATATACACCTTCAGGCTTATTAATGGCAATAGTCTCCATCTTAAAGGTACTATCAGGCATCATCTTCTTCTTTTGAATCCAGTAAGGCATAAAGTCCTTTCTGAAGTCTTGGTAGAATTGAGAGAACAAAGTCTCATCACCTTGAAGTAACTTGGTTACTTGCTTAACCCAAGGCTTGATTCTTTGCAAATCCTGCATCAAAGGAAGCATATCATCAGAGTTAATCATGTTCCTTAACTTGTCAATGAAAGTAGCATGAACATAGTCAGCATCAAGGTATCTTGTGAAACCTAAATCATCCTTTTCATACTTGCCTCTATAGTCAAGTTTAGGTACTTGTCTGATTACTTTTCTTACAGCTTGTGACAGAGACTCATGTGAACTTACCTGTCTGAAATTGGTCATCCATCCATCCTTATAAGCCTCTTCTTGTCTCCAATCCTCTGCTTCATTATCTACCTCACTGTTACCATCAGGGTCATCATCATTGAGGTTTGCATCAGCAGGTGCAATGTAGTTAGGGTCTATCCTAATACCCTCAGTCATTACAAGTAAAGTACTTGCTTCCTCAGCAAGAGCCTTATAGACATAAGGGTCATCAACTATCTTCTTATACTCCTGATTCTTATAAGCAGCTTTCTTCTTGGCAGCTTCTAATTTCTGCTCATCAGAGAACTTATCTGCACCTCTCATATAATTGATTGCATTAAGTTCTTGCTGTATTCTGCCTTCTTCTGTATCCTGTACATAAGAATTGAAGATGTTAGCTACTCTCTTGAATATACCAGCAGGAGTGTACTTCTTTATAGCAGAGAATCTATCCAAGCTATTAAGCTCAGCCTGTAATTCTTCCTTCTCTACACCACTGGCATCATCAATTCTTCTCTTCAAAGAATCAGTCATTTCCTGCAAGGCATTATCAACTTCATTACTGAAGAATCTTGCAATAAGTGTCACTCTATCTCTTCTTGTTCTTGGGTCAAAGAGTAGGTCCACCTTTTGCTGCTCCTCAACAGAAGTAATCCTTGGAGTATTAAAAGAACTGCTAAGTGCCTCATCAAGCTGTTCAGTAGCCTCACTACTTCTCAACTCCTTAATAAAATCATTGAGTTCATTACCTAATGGAATATCCTCAATAGACTTATTATTCTTTTCCTGCCACAGTCCAACCAAGTTAAGTATTGATTGCTCTGTTTCATTAGGAAACTTCTTAGCTAATTCTCTAATTTCTGGTGTTATAACTAAACAACTCATATAATTAAAAGTACTATTTGTGCAAAGGTAAGGAATTTAATTGTAATACACAAGGTATTATGGGAAAAAGTTAAGGAGGAATAAGTGATTAACTTACTCCTCCTTATAAGATTACTCAACAATGTACTTGACACCATTGAATATGAGCCACTTGATAGTGTTGATATTAACTGATCTAATACCTGACTCTTTATCAGTCTTAGTAATATCCATATCTACACAATCATATCTGCCATCTCTTGATTCAAATTGAATCTTATAGCCTCTAAGAACTCTATCTTCACCCTCCTCATAAGGAAGTACAGGGTTATTAACCAGCTCAGTAATAAGATTCTTTGCTGCATTTGCAACACCTTTGCCATTCTTTCACTGAAAGATGGTGTAGCTACAACTGATTTCTTCGTACCAAAAGCCATACTTTTTTTTTTAGTTATTAATATACTTTCTTGCAAAATTCCTCCATTAGAGGTTCTGCTAATTCCTTAGCCTGAGGATGTGGAGCACCTGTAGTACCTCTTGCTCTCAGGTCAAAGAAGTGATTCCAATCAGATACAAATCCAGTTACAACCAATTCTGTCTTTAAGGAGTTAGGCAAGACAGCTCTTGCCTGCTGTGGCATCCAAGGGTTATTTCTGAATCCAGATTTATATCTCTTATCTGGTGCTCTCTCATCCCATTGCTTTAGTAGAGCAAAATAGGTATCTTCTGCACTTTGAAGGTGCTGTAGATACAACTTGTCATACATACTGCAAGAGTCCCATCCTTTGTTAGAATCTTCTCTAATTTCAGGACACCATTCAGGAATAATGAAGGTAAGCTCATTACCAAACTTATCCTTAGAATAGTTACAATACCTTGTACTTTCCTGAGCAAAAGACATTACTCTGTGCCTTACAAATTCATGTGACACACCTCTATCACATACAAAGTGTACAGTGATTCTCTTCTCATGGAACTCTGTAGGTTCACAAAGATATTGTAAATCATCCATCCAACCATTCTCTACAAGAACACGGAGATTTGTTGTAACAGCACTTCTATCTCCCATTTCTGATTTTGCAATATCACAAACTTTAGAATATTTGTTATGTTTGTATTTACCAGAATGAGTTTCAAATGGAACTAACATGTAAACAGTACCATGTTCAAGCATTGCACCATGACCACTTTTAACCATTCTATCTACAAATGGCTTAGCAGAATCTTCTGTTATCTTATCCTCAGACTTATAACATACTCTACCTACTCTCTCAATCTGTTTATAAACTCCTTCAAGACCAGCAGGCTGATTCCATATCTCAAAACTTGGCTTAATTAGCTTCATTGCAGAACTCTTTTAACTCTTGAACACCTAACAGACCACTATGTCTTTTTACAACATTTCCCTCATCATCTACTAAGATGAGAGTAGGCACTGTTCTTACCTCATACTTGGCTACAACATTGTAACCCTCCGCAGATTGAACATCTACACTTTCATGTAGAATACCTGCAAGTTGGAGATTACTCTCCAATGTCTTACAAGGTCCACAAGTTCTTGAATAAATCTTCAATACTTTCATTATACTTCTTTAAGTTTAGTATGTTTACCACAATCCTCACACCAACATTCAGCATTATCAGTTATGTCATCTACATACTCATTGGTATTAGCATTTACCCATGCCTGTACCTGAATATTGGGGCTACCACATTCACTGCAAACATATCTATGGTTAAGACTATTAGGAATGTATAAAACAGTTCCCATTGAGTTTTTATGGACATCTACATCAGGAAATGCCTTATGAAAGGCTTGTAGATTAAAAGGTCTCACAATGAGATGAATACCTTGTTAAATTCTACTAATTGAATCTTAGTTGCTGTTGCCATATTATTCCTCTATAACTTCAAAGTCATCAACATTCCAGCCCTTTAGGTCAAAGATAGCATTAACTTCTTTCTTTGATTTAGGAGCTATATAATCCCAAGCCTCTTGGGGTAATACAATCTGCTCTTCAACTGCCCCTTTAAGGTCACAGTTTGAGTAGTCTATATCCTCAAAATATTCACCATCTTCATCCTTTCCAGAGTCAGTAATCTCATAGTCAGATACCTTAATCTTTACAGTTTTACTAAGGGTGACACTTACTGTGACCTCAATTTCCCTCTCAGGATTATCAACCTGATTCCAGGGTGCATTAGGGTCATGTTCTGCCCCTGGGGGATAATATCCACTTTCAGTCATTTCTTTTTCTTTCTTTTAATGTCTGTTACCAAGTTATTCTCTTTAATCAGTCTACGAGCAATTACACATTCAAGATTCTTAGGTATGCTGATATGCCTTCCCTTATCATTCACATAGATAGCATGGTCTCCATTATGTCTATCATAATAGAAACCATTGAACTCTACTATCTTTATGAACTCTCTTGATGTATATTGTCTCATTATTTCTTCACCTTACTTCTATTAGGCTTGACTGTATTAGGAGCTACATAAGCTCCCACTTGTGTCCTTACTTGAATTGTCTTTGCCATCTTCTAAAATGTTTTTATATTTCTCATAAGTTTTTCTAATTACCTCTTCCCCTATAGGATTGGGTCTTTTTGAGTCTCTCTCTATACAGTCTTGAAAGTTCTTAAATTCAAGGTCATAATTATGCAGATTAGCCCAGTTTTTCCAATACTCTATTTCCTTATTATTGTTCATATTGTCTACCACCATGTCTAATCTGAGAAGTATAGCTTCTTCTACAAAACCATCCTTCATGGCAGCAACCATAGGCTCTCTACTGGGAATCCAATACTTACCTAACATATTTCTGATGTCATCATTGTTGAATCTTACTCTATGTTTAGCCCATGTAGTTTTACCACTACCTTGAATACCTCGGCATAAAATTATCTTTGGCATTGTCTTTCCTCCATGTATTCTTTATGTTCTTTACAATACTCACTACCTTCCACAACAGGCTTCCCACAAAAGAGGTGTAAGTACTCCCTTCTCAAAGGGAAAGCCTACCATACCTTTTAACCTCCAAAGTATTCTATTCCTTTTCTGCCATATTATTTACTCTTACTGACCACAGAGTTCAAAACTAACAAAGCATCTCTAAGAGTTTTCTTTTGAGCAGAAGTACAGTTACTCAATTCACCATACTCCTGTTCAAAAAGATATGACCTTAGATGGTTAGATAGTTTCAGAGTCTCTTTAGCCTTTGTTTTAACACTAACTTTAATCCCACTCATCTTTCTACCCTCCTATGATGGACTTAGAAAGATTCAATGTACTCTGCATCAGGAAATGTAGCATAGGATCATCCCAAGCTGCATCTCTTTCATGCTCTACATCCTCATCATACCTATTACTATAGGTTTCTCTATGTCCATCTTTGAAATGAATTATAAATGTCATGCTCCACCACCTAATAATTGCTCTATCCTGTCATTGATATACCATATAGCCTTCCTCAAATCCTCAATTTCCTTCTGATTATCTGTAAGGCTTGCATCCTGCTTATGTCCTGCCCTAAGTATATACTTAATAGCATTGCCTAAGCAAAAATCCATGTGTCTTGTTATATCAATCACCTCAATCCCACATTTATCTTTAAGCCATGTATAATGTGGAGGATGATTAACATTGTCCACTTTCTTTTGTTCCATTTTCCCAGTCTAAAAGTTTCACAAACTTGTCAAAGAAGTCTTTGTACTCCTACAACTCACCATTCTCCAGATACAGGATTCTTCATCCTGCACCTGTAGAGTGGCATATACTTATGACCTGTCTTAGGATAAACATAGGTCCTACTTCTAATCTCTTTTGTCCTTAGTCTTATTACATACCATGCAATACCACTATAGGAATAGCTCCATACTAATGAACCCAACAAGGGGCAATTTCTGGCACAGCTTTAATAGTTACTTTCTTACAGAAGATTGCTGCTGCATACTCCATACACTCACTTAACTTCTTAGCTTCCTGCTCTGCAATTTCCTCAGGTGGTTCTATCAGATACTCATCATGTACATCATTAGGAATGAGGACTTTGAATATAAGACCACCATTAACCAAATGATTAAAGTATCTAATACCTGCTATCTTAGTCATTGCAGCAGCAGTACCTTGAGAAGGATAGTTACATGACTGATTATCAGAAGCACTCTTTCTCTTCCATAAGTGTTTCATCACTGACACATATACAGTCTCCCTGTTAATATCAATGAATCTTTCCTCTACCTTACCTGCCTTTTTAACCTTATATGAATACCTAACAGCTATTTCTTCAATAGGAACACCTTGGGCAAACTTCTTTGCAATTTCTTGCATGACAGGTGGTGGAATCTCAGAAATTACTCTGCCACTATCTCTCGCAGCTTTGTATATATCCCAGAAATCTTCCATACCATTCTTTCTCCTTTCAATACCTTTCAGTATAGGATAGTCATAGATATATGCCCTTAGTCCAGTTATCTTTGAGATTAGGATATAGCCTCTATTCCACATGTCTCTCTTTTGTACCTTGAAATAGCTTGCTATACCATTAAATCTCTTGAAATAGTTGTTATAAATCTTAGTTGCAAAGTCCACAGGAATATTACAATTAGTTGCCATTGTAGGAGCTTGACCATTATAATTGAAACAGAACCTTGCTTTCTTAGCCAAATCTCTAAGATCTTTTCTTACCTTCTTGACATCCTTCTCTGCAACCCCATCAAGGTCTTTAGGGAAACACATCTTGGCTACAAAGGAGTGTCCATCTCTTTGGTTAGGGTCATTATAGAATGCAATCCACTCCTTATCATTAGATAACTCAGTGAATACATGTCCCTCTTGGTCTCCATAATCACAATCTATCAGCAAATGCCCCTTTTCAGGTACAAATGCTGCTCTTGTCTCTTCTGTGGCTGGAAGCTGCTGAACATTGACACTTTTATCATTTGCCTGTGTAGAAGTGTCTTTGCTTTCATCTTCCTCCTCTGCAATATCATCATCTTTAGTCTTACCTCCTTTACCTTTTCCCCCTGAACCACAACTCAATCTACCAGTATCCATCATTTGATTGAATGTTGGGTGGATTCTTTGTGTAACAGGGTTAATGGCATCAAGGAAGTTTTGACCAAAAGATGTTACCACCTTGAAAGCTGCTGAATATTCCAAGTATAAAGGAACAATACTACTCTTACTTGCCTGCAATTCTATAAACTTAGACTCTACAGACTTTTTCATCTTGCCTGTTTTCTTGTCTTTAACCAATAGGTTAAACCCAAGTTCTTCAAACAATCTGATTACCTGCTTGGAACTATTCCAGTTAATAATACATTGAGGTCCAGTATCAAACTCAGAGAATAATGAAGGTTGTGGTATTGCCACATACACATTATCTGCAAGTTTGGCTGGCTTACCTTTCTTGTGAGTATCATAGTTTTTTGCAATGAGGGAAGGGTCATCCTTTTTCATTACATAATCTACTACCCAATCATTAAGTTTCTGCTCAGCAATCCTTAACCTCTCTGCATCTTTAGCCATCTTAGCCTTCCACTTAACAGGGTCAAGTTTAATGCCACAATATTCAATGTATGCAAGGACTCTTACAAACTCATTTTCAATATCAAGTGCCACTTTCTGACCTCTTGCATTGATAGTAATAAGCTGCAAGTTCATAATATCCTCAAGATGCACAACATCATTTGCTGCATAAACTATAACCTTTTCTGTCATACCTGCATGTATCTGCCCTCTGACAGTCTTGTCAAGATAGATATGTAAATACCTATCACAACAAGCCTGCAAGGACAAAGATACAATACCAGGTGGGAATCCAAGAAATAGAATCTTCTCAGCTAAATAAGTATCATAGACATTTCTGACTACAATATGTTCCTTATACAGCCATCTTAAATCAAACTTTGCATTATGAATGATGAATAATCTGTCACTTTCAAGATATTCCTTATACTGCTTGACATCAATAGTCATACAGTCTATCACAACTTGATTTTCCTTATTACCAAGCTGAAGAGTAAGCAATTTACCTTGCCATATCTCTGTACCTGTAGTTTCAGTATCTAAACCTACTACTCGAAGAGGCTCTAATATTTTAAGAGACTCCTCTACAGAAATACATTTATACTTAGCATCAGGAAACTCAAATAGTTCTCTCTGACCAGTAACAAAATATATCATTATTCAAATGTTATAGTATATCCATAACCCTTAACAAAGTCTATAGATTTGACAACTGCCTTGGCTTCCTCAAGCTCATAGCCTACCACAATCATTAGACCTCCTGATGGGTCAATAAACTTATTTCCTCCTTGAACTTCACCTACTCTTAATGTAGGCATATCAGTTTTAAGTACATAAGTTTTTGATTCAGAACCATCAGGCTTGGGCATCTTCTTGAGATAGTTTACAGTTCCATATCTGGACCTAAGTCTTATAATATCTTCCATTATTTCTTAGAATAAGCAATAAGACTTTCAAAGTCAAAGACATATTTATATTTTTGGAAGAACAGACTGCCAAGGATACCATGAATCTGCACACCCGACTCTTCCTTAACAATAGCAAAGGCATCATCCAAGTTATGAATACAGAAATCACCTACAAATTCTTGCCCCTTATAAGTGATTGTCATTTCACAGAACTCAGTATTTACCTTATTACCTTCAATTCCTGTCACATCCATGTCTTTTGCCTCTATCTTCTTATGGTCAAGAAGAGGAAGAATAGAGCTGTTGATTTGAGAGATGTTACTTCCAGTGTCCAATAAGAAGTTAAGTTTCTTATCTCCATTAAGGAATGTTACTACAGGCAACTCTACCAAATCCATAGCCTCCTTGAAAGACATATTTACCCTTTTGCTCTGCTTGCAATAATCTTCTACACTATTAATGATAATAGGTAAGATGGTTACTGCAAGCATAATACCAATTATTTCTAGTACCATGCTTCATGCTTTTTTTTTTAGTTACTACTTGATGCCAGAAGTACCAAATCCTCCTCTGTTATCATCACCCAAGTCATCTACTTCCACAAGTTCAATACCTGAACTTAGCAGCCATTTAATCTTCTGCCACATAGTAGCTTTCTGACTAAGCTGTATCCTAAATTGACAGATTCTATCACCTGTTTCAATAGTGGTCTCTCTCATAGGAGAACATACATAGTGCCACTGGTCATCATTGCCATTATATGTGTTATCCACTACACCTTGACCACTTGGGGTGAATAATCCTAACTTCTTAGGACCACTACTCCTTGAATCAATAATAGCTTCAAATCCTTGTGGTAGTTGCATTGCAACTCCAAGAGGAATATAATAGGTAGGAATCTCTATATCCCTATGACCTATTCTCTCTCCATCAACAATCTTTCTTTTAAGGACATCAGCCTGTGGTGCAGGAATAGTGATATTTATGGCAGACCTCAAATCTATCCAATCACCATTCTCACTAATTACAGGTATACAGCCTCCAGTCAATACTTTTACTTTAATTTTTAGTTTCATGTTTCCAAAATTTACTTGTTATGTTTACCAACTCTCTACCACTGACCTTGTAAAATCTTTGATTGGTAGTCTTACTGTTAAGTGGACCAAACTCTTCCTTATAAGGTCCAAGTTTTATATAATCAAAGTTGCATAAGTCAATGTCATTACTTAACTCTTGTCTTCCACTATACCAAGCTACCTTTACAGAATCATAATGGTTGATAATGAAAGAAGCCAGAGTGTTTATCCTATCTGGCTCTGCATCACCTCCCATAAGAGCTATACAGCTAATCCCACTATTCTTCTTGATAAGCTTTCTCACTTCATTGAAAGTCAATTCAGTACCAATATCCTGTGCCAAGTAAGAGCTATGACAGCCCTTACACTGACATGGACAATTAGATATGTTGATAGCAAGAGTTACTTCATCTGGCACTTCAGCAAAGACTACTTTTGCATCTACATACTTTAGCATATCTCATTCCTTCCATCACTATAAGTTCTGTGACTTGCCTCAATCTGCCTGTCTTTACCAAATGATTTGATAGGTCTGAGATAGCCAATCACCCTTGTGTATTGGGTAATGTTCTTACTATGACACTTTGGACATTCAGTGATAGGATGCTTAGTAATGTAGCCACAATCATCACACTTACTATTAGGAATATTAAATGTGAAGTAGTTGGTCTCATTAGCTATTGCAAAGTCTATCAGTTTGAGATACTGTTCCTTGCTAAGGTGGTCTTCAAGATTGATATGAGCTGCACTGCCTCCATCAGTATATTGGTAAGTCTGCCTTCCATGAAGTATAAACTTATCAAGTACCGAGGTATTATCATGTGCATCATAGAAGTATGAATTGTATAGATTCTCATCCTCAGGAACCCAATATCCATCTTCCTTATCCCAATTATAATTCTTTCCTCCTAACCCTTCAGCAGGAACTACCTCAGAATTGAATAAGAATGGTCTATTGGCATCATGGACAGAATGTATCTTATTCTGCTCTTTGATAGTACCAAGAACCAGTTGCAGAAACTCAATATACTCCTTATTGTTACCAACAGTCATACCTAAGAATCTTGCTGCTTCATTAAGACCATTAATACCAATGGTACTATATAATTTATTTATATAAATATAACCCCCATTAGATGCAGCAAACATTCCTTTATCTTCCATATCATAAAGCATTGTCTTAAATGCAATATGGTACTTGTAGACTCTTTCCAGAATACCTTTCAAATAGGATACAAAAGTGCTGGTTTCTGTTACCAACTGTTTAGACTCTGGATATGCCCACTTTTTACAACAATCCTGTACAATCCTATTAATATTAAGAGTAATTACATTACAACTACCTGTCATCACACCAGTAAGACCTGATGTAGGATTGAAGGTATTCTCTGCAAGCTCATTCCTCAACCTACAACAGGATGCAAGACTATCAGCACTATCTGAAATATAGGTAAAGAATGAATGACCTTCTGCATACATTTCAGCAGTAAAGTCTTTATAGTCTTTGTCTATAATATCATTGGTCTTAGGGTCATACACCATAGCCATAGTTTCTACAGGGAATGTGAGAATCTGTTTGGTTCTCAATTTATTGAAGAACTTCATAAACAGCCTTTGCAGACAGTCTACTGCTTCCCATTGAGGCTTAGTACCATTAGGATAATAGAACTCTCCAAACAGTGAATCAAAGTAAGTATGGTCATAATAAGATACATTAGTAAATGGACTTTGATATGACCTATTGCCAGCAGGCTGATTCACACCATAGATAAACTGTTTGAATGCCTTGTGTATAGCATCTCTTACAGTCCTTTGTTTATTACAATGGTCTGTAGTAGTTACTACATCCAACTTTTCATACCAATTAGGACCAAATTCCTGCACAATGTAATAGTTGAGAGCAATAAAATATTCACCTACTGCCACTGCACCCTTACACTGAGAGGATAGCAAGAAAATAAGATTGGTTACTTGACCACTGAATGACTGCAAGTCATTAGGAGGTGTTGGAGTAATACCATCAATATTACCTACTCCCTCCATCATAAGAGGATATAGACTCACAGCCATACAATACTGCTTCAAGACAGGAGTGGTTGCTTCATCATGTGTATAAATGACATGAGAGTTCAAATCCTCTTCATACTTCTTGGCTACTTCAGGGTACATTTCATTCAGCTTGTCTTTCATTCTTTGCCTCTGAATAACCCTATTAGTAGTCTTATACACCTCACCCTCAAGGTTGGCAACATTCTTCATAGTTACATTTGCATTAGCATCTGTCTCTGATGAAGTAGCTGCATTCTCATTAGATTGACTATACTCATTCATATAGTCAATTCTTTCCCTAATGAATCTTGCCTGCTTATGCTGTTCCCTATAAATAATATACCTCTTTGCTACATCAAAGTGTTTATCATTCATAAGGACATCCTCAACCTTATTCTGTATCTCCTCAATACCTATAGTATCTCCTTCCAAAGTGCCAAATAAAGCACCCAGCATATCATATAGATACTGAGGCATTTTCTTGTTGCAAGACTTAAAGGCTTTTTCTACAGCACTTATAATCTTATCAACATTAAATTCCTCTATACTGCCATCTCTTTTTACTACTTGCATATTACAATGTATTTAACCATTCTCTTAAATCATTAGGACTATCTTCATTAATACCCACAGGAACTCTTGGTCTGGAAGTGAGATAAGAAGAAAGCTCTTCTCCTATCACAAAAGGACTTCTCATTTCTATTTGGTCATTCTTTCCAAACTTCAGTGTACCTACTGCTTGTGTAAATGGACAATTCCATACTAATGGTGTCAATGTCCTTTTATTAACTACAATAAAATCATAGTCAAGCAGTTTGAAGTCTTTATAATACTCATCCTTATCCATATTCTGCCTGATAATAGCCCAATATAGTCTGGCTTGAATATCATATCTCCAATCTACAAGAGACTTATGGAAATCCCACTCTGTATGGGAACTTGTTTTCAAATCTATTGGCTTTACCCACTTCTCCTTATGATTGACTATGATTAAGTCAGCCATATTTCTATACTTTACACCATTGAACTCTCCTTTGAATTTCAACTGATAGAATCTTTCAATGTCTGGTTCAAATGGATTATCCTCTGCAAAATAGAATTGAGTGGACTTGCTCTCTTTCAATGCTCTTACTGCATTGCACACATCTTGATAGGTCTGAGTGTTAAGTATAGCCTTACTGCCTGCTATAAATAACAGGTTATAGTAGTCAGCTCCTTTCTCCTTGATAACCTTAGCTCTTGTCTCAGGCTTCCAGTTCATCTGATAACTCTGATATTCAGTCTCCTTAATGATTGCACCATCAGGAATTGTGATAAGACTCCTATAAGAATCTCCATACTGACTGAACAAAGATTTTACCATCTTTGTAATAGAGTCTGGAATAGAAGGAAACTCAGCAACTATAAACCTTTCATCAAACTCTTCTTGACCACCTGTGATAATACTGTCTACAGCACTACCAAAAGTAAGAGAAGGTGTTTCTAACCTGTCAAATAATTTATCCAAGTTATTGAATCCCTCCCTCTCATATCTTGCAAGGGTTGAATAGCTTAATGCTGGGTCTGCCCTATATGTTTCTTCAGACACATCCCAAGATATACTTCTTAAAGATTTCCTCTCCATTAATAATCTTGATTGTATTCCTCACTACTGAAATCTTCATACTCATCCTCCTGCTCTGGCAACTCAAGAGCCTCACAGTAGGTATCTATTTCTGACTTCAATTTCCTCATTTCTCCAAGGTCTGCTTTCAGATACTCCTCTTTAGGATTTTCCTTACTGAGACCTTTCTTTACTCTGACAAGAGATGAATCAACTAAGAGTTGGAGAGACTCAAAGTCCCTACTATTCAAGAACTTATGTGCAAGCTTTGCATCTCCCTCAGGCAATGAGGAAATCAAAGCCTTTATTCTGTCTATTGGTTCTCTATTATCCATAACTCTTGATAATTTCTATTGCCTGCAAGAGTTGTTTCTTGGTATATACCTCAAAATAGATAGACTTTTCACCTTTTTCAGTGTATAGGTTATCAAGATATTTTATAAACATCTTTTTCTTGATATAGAATACATCATTCTCTATTCCCTTGGCTTCAATATAAACATTGAGGTCATTATATTTGAAATAAAAGTCTGGTGTATATCTGATACCAACAATTTTACCTGTTTTCTGAATTAGTATCTTTGAAGCACGGTTGTCTGTACCTTCTGATAATCTTTTGATTTTCTGCTTGTCAGTCTCCTTATCATAGTATGGGGTAATAGGCTCAAAACCCTCCCATAAAGTGAAGGTAGTCGGCTCATATTGAGGTTCAAACCCTTGTTGAAGAAGAGTATTGTATATGATCTTCTCCAACTGGGATTTGAATGTTATACCCTTAGAACTACTCTGTGTGGCATTCCTTATTTTCTTATTTGCCACTGTCAAACATTTCTTTAAGAATGTCTCTTGTAATTCTGCAAGCAATCTTAGCATCCTCAATAGTTCTGAATGCTGCAAAGTTCCTATAGTTCTTGATGTAGGCTTTGTTAGCCTTAGTGATTCTACCATCAAGCATAGAGATTACATAAATCTCAGGACTCTTCTCAATATGGCCCTCATACTTCTTGTCCAACTCAATGGCTACTTCTCTAAGTACCATAGAGAATGCAGCAGCAGGAAGAATAGTATCTACACTATTGAGATAGTTATAGACCTTCTCAATCTTCCAACCAAGTCTGTCTGCAATCTTTTGTACATAATAATTCAACCCCATAGGAATCTTAGTAGCAGGACAATCTTTAGTTGTATCCTTTGCAGGCTTAGTGGTAGTAACAATCCCAGCCTCAAGGAGCTTAGGGAGAATGTCCTTAGTTACCACAATGTGCTGAACTACAGTACCCTCACCAAAGAAAGGGTCTGCTACCTTAGATACTTTAGTCAGAGTGTCTCCAATCTGTACTTCCTTACCATTTGTCAAATAAATCTTTTCCATCTTTTTTTTTTTTTTTTTTTTTTTTTTGTTTAGTATTAATACTCTTCGTACCATTTTATAGGCACACCATAAATCTCTTTTACCTTATTACTTATATCAACAAATAACTGATGTGGCATCTTAGTACCACTCCTTGCAAAGTATGCAGGATGCTCAATCTCTATAATATGATTGAGCCTGTCATTAATATAAGGTTTGAAGGTTTGGGCTTGTCTGCCAAACAATACATATACTGTAGCTGTATTATATTCAGACAAGTTCTTTAGTAATTTAGCTATGAATGGTCTCCATAACATCACATGGGAATCTATCCTATTCATTTCTACAGTGAGTGCAGAGTTTATCATTAGTATTCCTTGTTTAGACCAACTCTCAAGAGAGTTGTCAAAGGTAATACAATAATGTGGAACTTCAAAATTAATTGCTGCTTCTTTAACAACATTTAATGAAGGAGATAAGTTATCCTCATCAACTTCCTTTCTATTCCCAAATAATACTCCAGTTGCTACTCCCTTTTGTGGATAGGGGTCTTGACCTAACATAACTACTTTCAAGTCATTGAGAGGACAAAGCTCAAATGCTCTGAATACATCAGATTGGGCAGGACATAATGGCTTCCTCCTGTATTCTTGCCCAACCTTAGCCATTACATTATTAAGCTCTGTCCTATCAATTACCTTCATCCAATCTCCAAAGTATTCATCTAATGTCATATCAACATCATTATGTCATCAATATTGTCAATAAGGCATTCATTCAGTGCATCATTAGAGCAGGCAGATGGAGTAGGTTTAATAGGTTCTACAAAGAACTTATTGAAATTATCTACTATGACCTTTACTTTTCTGTCCTCTGGGTTACTGCTGAAACTGTAACTGTTTCTTGGAAAATCTATATCCCTACTTGTATAATAGGGAATCAATTTCTTGATGATACCTTTATTAATCAACTTATCAGACTCTAAGAATACTTTGGGACTGACATGGCACACAGGTCTGTAATAGACCATAGTATTACCATTGTCCTCAGTATGTACACTTCTTGCAGTTAATGTACATAATAGTAATGGAGTGTAGCTCTCATCAAAGATGATACCTTTACCACCATAATACACTTCACCCTTATGGGTAGTTATCTTCTGCAATCTTTTACCATATCCCACATTAGTAAATAAATGAGTTATGATACTATCAAAGGTTCTTCTTTCTTGGCTTGGTGCATTATCATATAATGGCAGTATTATCCTCTTGATTCCCATAATTGTGGGATAAGCCATATTGTCTGAAACCAGCTTTTCAAAGTGTCCTCTTGCAATCACAGGTATCTCTACCTCATCATTGTTTACTTCAATGACAAGGCTTCTTCTAAATACATTGTTACTATCAAGAGATAGATTCATTTCAAGCTGGTCTGGATTACCAGACTCAATGCTATTGAAAACACTCATTACATTATATGCAAATCTTGGGTTAAATTCCATTATACTTCAGTTTTAAGATACATTGTTTCTGCATTATATGTGGTAAGGAATGGCAGGTCTCTGTCAATGAGAGGTTCACATTGATTAGCACAGAAGTTTACAAACAAATTAACCATATAAGATGCAATCATATTTGCACAGAAGGTAGTTTGTTTATAGGAGCAGATAGTTTCATCAGCTTCTGCATCAGAGAATAGGAACTCATTATTGTACCTATTGATGTTGTACTCATCATCTCCCTTGATACACAATACCTGAAACTCTTCTGCTGCTAATCTACCATCAATAAACAAGCAATTCTTTCTCTCCTCCTCTGGTTTGGATTGAACATGATTTACCCATTTATTAAAGAAAAGCCTTCTTGCTTTCATGTTATCAAAGCCACAAATCATAATGTCTGATGCCTCAGATTCATCAGTGAATCTTTCACTTATTGCAAAGACACTACTATAGCCAGCATAGTTCCTAATCATCTCAGCCAGTGCAGATACCTTAGATCTACCTAAATCAGATTGACCATATAACTGACCTGACATATTGACAGCTTCCACTATGTCACCATCATAAATAAACATGGAAGCTGGCTTCATTCTTGCCAATAAGAAGCCTACATAGCTACCAATACCACCTATACCTGCCAAAATAACAGTCTTCTTCTGAATGTTCTCATACCAAATGGCAGAACTAAACCTACTTGTAGCTTCATCCACAAGCAAAGTTGCAGAGTTTGTAGGTATCTCCTGATGTGCATCTTCTACAGCTTGGTCAAGGATAGCTTGTTCTTCCTCTGTCAAAGGTGAATCATTATCAAGATTCTGAAGAGCCTCTTCATGCTCTTCTACTGAGTTGAACTCTTCAATAGCTTCTGCTAAAGCTCTCTCAGATTCTGCTACTCTGTTTTCTATTTCACTATTTGTCATACTAAATACTTTTGAAGTGCATCAATATACCCTTTGATATAATCATTTTCAGGAAGTTTTGTAAGCTCCTCTATCATATCATGGGCACAAATAGCACAAATTTCTATTTCATCAAAGCCAAGTTCTTCTAATTTCTCATCTGTTATATACCATGTCAGATACTCTGCATAGGTCTCTGCCCATATCTTGAAATTATCCATACCAACTTTGCCTTTACCAAACCTCTTTTCATACAGTGTAGGCATTGACTTAGCCCATTTAGTAATGTCAATCTTACTATCATTAGAAATGATAATACTACCTGTAATCAATTGAAGTACAAGAGATTTCAAAGTAACCTTATCAAATGATACCTGACCATAAGGTATGTTATACCCCTCTTCAAATGGCAAGTCATCTACATCATCAAAGAGAGTTCTTTGATTCAAATCCTTCTTATCAGCTTCCTTCTTATCAGCTTCCTTCTTGACAAGATTTGCTGGACCTGCCTTTGTACCATAGGAATTAGCAATAACAGGCTTATAACCACCTTGATATACAGGTGTCTGAGCTTTCTCTGCCCTTTCTGCTTTAGCTTGCTTGATTTCCTCAAGCCTTGCTGCCATATCTGGAAAGGAATAATTCTCATCCTCTTTCTCTATTTTAAGGTAGAACCATTCAATTTCATCTGCACTACTTACATATTCCTTAGTATCATGCTTTTCACCATCACCAAAGAACTCATAAGACACAGACTCTTTGACCTGCTTTGACTTAACCCTCCTTGTAATTGCAGCAGTATAAGTACCTGCATTGTTTACAATGAGAGAAACAAAGTTATTTCTATCTCTGCCTTCTTCCTTTAGAGTAGCAGTATCTGTTCCACTAAAGAAAGTACTCATATTGTTGTGGGAATGTATAAGACCCATTTGACAATCAAGTAGCTCAGGATTCTCACACATATAGGCTATCACATCAGGATTCATATCAAACTCTGTATAGGCTTGAGTACCAATATCCATAATGTAAATATCCACACATCTTATTACAAGGTCATTATTTTCAAATGAACCTTCATGTGTAAAGAATAATGTACCTGACCATTCAGTACTCCACACCTTTTGGCAGGCAAATCTTATCTTTCTCTCCACTTCTGCTGGGATAATCAGCTTATAATTATAAGTACCTGACTTCTGTACCAAACTGATTACTTTCGTGGGTTGCTTTGCTTCTTCCATATCTATAATTTAACACTTTAAGTATTGTTGCTAATATGTATAGTGCAGTATGAGTATTAAGAATTATACTCTTATTCTCATTCCTTACCTCAGCAATATCTGTAATATCAACAGTGACTTCTCTTCCCTTGAACATGCAAACCTTCTTGCCTATATATTGGGCATAGTCATTTACATTGTTTCTGCCTTTATCATAGTAAATCTTCCCATTATTTATGATACATTCTTTCAAGATACCTTTCCTCTTCAATTCTGCAAACTTGGCAGTTAGCTCCTCTTTATTAAACTGGTCATTATACCACTTAATAAATTCATTGCTAATAAGTACAATAAACTCAATAAGTGACATACCAATAGAATAAGAGCCATTTACATAATTGAATTTAAGTTTCTTTGAATTGATAAAGCCTCTTACAAACTCCTTCAATTTATCAGAACTAAGAGCATCTCCATAGTAGTCTGGTGATAGATATGTAATAAACCTGTCTACCCCCATCTCCATGTTATCAGTACCTAACTTTTCCAAATATTTATAAGGTCTGCCAGCAATGGATTCTACAGTTACATACTTACTTAGCTCAAGACAAAACATATTCCACATATCCTCATCATAATCCCTATTGAGGACAATAATAGTACCATTGATAGGACCACTGCCTGTACAAGGACTCTGAAAATTGGCAAAGTTACTTGTAGGAATATCACTGATATGGCTGTGCATATATCTACTACTAATGTGAAGCATAGTATATTCTGACCTGTTAAGTGCAAATCCACCATTCAATGTGCCATTATACATTACTTTCACCTTAGCCCACAGATGGTTAATATCCACAAATCTGTCATGCTCATTAGTTACCCTTACATGAGGAAAATGTACAAGGATGAATATGCCATTGAACTTAGCATTACCAATTCTTTCCTTTACTGTAGTACTTGTAAGCACATTTACAACCTTTTCTACCTGGTTTCCAGGTAAATCAGTAATAGCCCATGTTTTATACATGCTCCAGTCATTGCTGTTCATGCTTACAATATTACCATCAGGAATATAAGTAGATAAAGGCTCTATATTCATCCAAGATTTGAACTTGTCCAAACTCCAATATCCCTGCATATCAACTTTATCCTCTCCAAAGAAATCATTGAATATGCTTAATACTCGGAGTGGTCTGTCCATCAAGGAGTTATATAGTTCTTCTATCTTCTCCTCAATTAATTTAATTGTTTCTCCACTCATATTACTGTAAAAAAAAGTAGGTAAGGGGGCATTTCTAACCTCCTTACCTACTGTTACTTACCCTTGTTAATTGACACCCATTCCTGCGAACATATCATCAATCTCATCATCAGAGTAAGGAGAAGCTGACTTAGGCTTATACTCCTCAGAGGTTGTAGTAGCTACAGCTACTTCACCCCCAAGAATATCAAGCACTTTCTCCTTCTCATAATCTTCAATTGTGTCATTGTCCTCAAGAATTTCCACCAACTTGCTGATAGCAGCTCTTGCTACAGTATCACTTACTTCAGGAGTGTTTACAGGTGTTTCCACCTTTTCCTCCTTCTTAGTCTCAGCCTTAGCCTCAGCTTTAGGAGCACTATTGCTCTGTATCAATGCAATAAGGTCAGCAGTCTTACACATAGTGAAGTTCTTGCCAAACTTCTTCACACAAGCATCCTGTAAACCCATAGATTTGATAGCACTGTATGCCTCAGCTCTGCTCATTGCAACAGCACCACTTCTAATTTTCTTGTTGGTGTTAGTAAGCATGAAAACCAACTCATTTGTGATAGTGCCCTTGTAAGGAACATCATGTGGCAGAATTGAAGCATCATTCTTCAATTCAACCTTTGATGTACCTTCAAAGAAGGCCATACCATCATAGTCAATACCATTGGCTCTCAGGTCACTTTTCAACTCAGCAAGGGTTGTAGCTGATGACATGATAACACTCTTTTTCTGATTCTTAGTCTGTACGACTGTAATTTTTCTTGCTTCCATGTTTTCACTTTTTTTTTTATAAAATTGGACTTATTGAAACTTTAATCTATGCAAAAGGGCAAATCATCCCAATCATTGTCCTCTTGTCTTGAAGAGTTGAATAAAGGATTGATTATTCTAAGGAACTCATCTTTGCCCTTAGCCTTATACAAGTCTGAAATATCTTTCCCTCCATTAAAGGGTGGCAATACTACATTAGTAAACCCTGTTTCCTCAGCTAACTTCTGAGCATCTTTCAATCCTGGCTCATCATTATCCAAGCAAATAAAGGATTGATTATTCTAAGGAACTCATCTTTGCCCTTAGCCTTATACAAGT